AGGGGGCGGCAATGGGGACCACGGGTGATATGCCGCCATATCGGATACTAGCTACACTGACCACATAAAGCGTATAGGTAAAGCGCACAGTGTGACTAGTGTCCGTTATGGTGTCAACCCAAACAAAGGATAGCAACATGGCATACGCAAAAATGGTCACGGCAATGTGTGACCAATGCTTTATGACCGCTAAGGGGTCAGGCCAGACACAGGCAATCGCCTTGAAAGTCGCTAAGACTGAAGGATGGAAGCTCGTAAACAACGGCTCGGGCCAACACAACTGGCTGCTTTGCTATCACTGCTTGAACGACGGCATTCACCCCACAATCAACACAATCTAAGCAACACAGGCCAGAATGGTTGTAAGTGAGTTCGATTCTCACTCTGGTCACATGTACCCTCAAGAAATCGCAAGCATGTTCATGTTCGCCGTAATCGTGGCTACGCTGATTCACTTTGACATCGGCACTAAGAAGGATGAGGAATAATGTTCACCCTTGACTACCAGCCCATCGATTGTAAGACTGTTCTCGAACAGTCCACCCCAGCTAACCCCCTCCCAGATGACCGTACCGGTCACTTCACGATTACACTCTAAGGAAGACACAATGGACACTCTGACTAAGCCAGTTCGATTCAGTGACGTCACCGAAGACGGAACGTATCTGGTCGACGCTCACGGTGACTTGCACCGGATGAAATACGACACCGGTTACATGGTCGGTGTCAAGCCGCTTACCCCGGACACTTTCGAGGAAGAGCTTCCTAAGCTCACCTTGGTCGGTCGTTGGACCGATCACAAATCGGGCTTTGACTGGGATTCTGGGTACGATGTCAACGAAAACGTCATCTACTGGGATGAGGTTCAACTCATCGAAGGTCTAACAGCAGCACTCGACGTCGCCAGAGAGCGGGGTGAGCTGGCAGTCTGGGATAACCTGAACAACAACGAAATTCGAGTCTGAATCAGTAGTCTGGTCACCGGATGGAACCCCTCGACGGTTCTCCGGTGATCGGGTGGCTAATCTCAGCCTAACCTCTCTACAGAATGGAAATATCGTGGACACTCGTACCAAGCGACTGACCAAGTCGGAGCGTAACTCAATCAAGGTTGCTCGACGTGACTCCAAGCGGTTCACCGAATCAGTGACGATCAAGGGGCTGAACCGAGCTAAGCGGGGTAACCGGTAATGCTCGGTGCTCTGGTAATAATCGGAACAGGTGCATTCTTCGGAATCGGTTTCGGTTTACTAATCGTAATTGCTCTCGAAAGCGAAATGTATTGACATAACATTCTGATTTTTACCCAGATAACCGGTCACCAAGAGTTTGCACTCAGTGCAGTTTGACCGGTTATCTGGGTAAAAAATCCAGACTAAACACACGTTCTAGACGGACAAGATATTACTAAAGTAACTATATATATAAATATATACTTGTCTAGAGAGATACCCTAGACGGGTGGAGTTTTTACCCAGTTATCCGGTCACAATTTTGCTACTCCCTCAATTGTGACCGGTTATCTAGGTAAAAAGTGCATAAATGCCCTAGAGTCAATATTCAATCATTGTGGATTGCGAGTGAGTATGCAATGATTGACTATGCACCCAAAATCCCCGGAAAATCAAGGTTCGCGTTTAGCATCCTGATATACCACCATATTCAATTATGGTACCATAACTTCATATAGCAGTATACACACATACAAGTTGCCTCAAATGAGGCAGAAATGAGTGACAAATCATGTTCGTTTCCCAGACCCCCCAACTCATTGACCCGACCGAATTGAACGCCACAATCGAGTGGGGTTGCCCGTTCCGTACCCTCGCCGGTGGCTACATCGTGGATGCAAGCGGGTATTTCGGATGCGGAGGCCCACTCGCCCCCGAAACCGTCTACGTAGGCGATGACGACCCCTATTGGCTTGACAACCTGCCAAGTGAGTGGGGCGCACTGCAAGGCTACACGGGTCAGTACGGCTACAGCGGCCCGATCATGCACCCTTCGGAGTCCCTGTGGGGCCGCATCGCTGAGGACATCGTGGCACACCCGGGGGTGTACGTCCTGGTCACGGTGGAAACGTACGATGAGGACGACGACGAACCGGCAGGGTGGGCCGTCCTCAAGCTGAACGACGACCCGATGAGTAACAACTAGCAGCACAGCCCCGAATGGTTTGCCAGTGGAGTTCGATTCTCCACCGGGGCACTCGTAACACACCTCAACAAACCAAATCAAGGGAGTAAGACAGTGTTTGGAACAGTGCACGAAATCATCGACGTCGATGACACGACGCGAGTGGTCGTCTACTACGATGACGACTACCAGATCGAAGCCGAAGAGCGGGAGCTTTCCCCCGAAGAGGTCAAAGCGGAACAAACGCAGATCGACTTGGAGGGAGTGTACGGCGTGAGTGTTGAAAAACGATTTACCGGGGTGCTCTTGCGCGACATGGACACGCCCGCAGATGCGTGGGACGGAGTAGACGCAATTTGGGGGTGCTTCCTGGACGACAAATACACCGCCCTAGACGTGGCACGCGAATACTTCCCCGAGCACTTCACCCTCTAGACTGTGCGGGACGCATACGCTAAATTTGTGGGATGCCCGCTCATAGGGTTGACAATTTGGATCATTGCTCAAAACGCAATCGCTCACTAGACAAGGGAGATATACAGCATGACTGATTACAAGTACCGAGTGTACGACAGCTACACGGGCAACGAGTTCGCGGACGTGGCGACACTGAAGCTCGCACTCGACCTCACTGACGGACTGCGGGAGGCGTCCCCGGGGGTGACCATCGATGAGATTGTCCCGGAGCCGAGTATGCGTACCCCCATCGTGGGCGACACTGTGCGCACAGTCGGGGAGTCACTACTCGAAAGTGACGACGTGCGTATCGGTACGTTGGAAATGATCGACCCGAATGACCCGAAATGGAAATACCAGGTGCGCAGCGGCACCGACGAGGACCCGATTTGGGATTGGTACAGAAACGTCAGTCTCACCTAGACACACAGCCCCGAAAGGCATACACTCGGAGTCAGGTACCGAGCGGGGCACTTGTAACAAACACATTCACCCAAACAGATTGGAACATATCACATGTCTACCTTCGACCTCAGCGACAACGTTATCTATACCTCCGACCTCAAGGCACGCATTGATGAGTTGGAAAGCATTCGCAGCTACGCCGATGAGGCTAACGACCCCGATAGCGGGATGGACGCCGAGGAGCGCGAGGAACACTGGGATGCATGGGAAGAGGTCAAAGAGGAGCACACCATGCTTACCGATTTCTGGGACGAGTGCAGCACCTCCGATTGGGAGTATGGCGAGACGTTGGTGAATGAAAACTACTTCGCCGAGTACGCCGAGGAGATGGCCGGTGACCTCTACGGAAGCCAGGTCACCGACGCTGTGTGGCCCTTCAACCACATTGATTGGGACGAAGCGGGCGAAGCGCTCAAAATGGATTACACCGCTGTCGAGCTGGACGGGACGACGTTCTATGTCCGCTAAGCGGGATAAGCCCACCGAGTACCGCGTGTGGTGTCACTGCGGATCGGTAGACACTGTGCCTCATCGGGAGGCACGCGACAAGTGGCAGACAAAGCACCAGGGACACAGCTTCACTGTGTGGCCTGTAAAGAGTGGGAGGTAGATCGATGAAGCAATACAACCGATTCGCAGACCTGAATAAGGCGATGGCCGAGTGGGGACTGGAACTGCTGGTTATGGGTGAGCCGCCTCTGTTCGCACAGACGGTACTGGAGACGGGAGTGTGGCCCGAGTGAAAGAGCCTCAGTGCGTCTACTGCGAGGGCACGAACCACGACTGGACTAAGTGCCTCTGGCTTGACACCGACGTGAGAATCGCAGAGGGTAAGCTGTGAACCCTGACGACACCGACAACGGAGCATTGGAGCTAGAAACATGGTTAGAGCAGCTAGCGGAATCTTAATCTGGGGGCTAGTATTGGTCGCAGGCGGCGTTGCCATCGGCTCCACCTGGGAGCGGGCAGAGGTCGACAAAGCACTAATTCAGAGCTACACCGAGCAAATCAACGAATAGGAGATATACAACATGATCGACAACACGATTCCCCCGGTCAATGTCCAACTCTTGCAGCGCGCTGAGGGGTACACCTTCGCGCCCGACGACGACAACTATCCTTCTGTGTTTGCACCGAACGGTAACCGCATCGGTGGAGTGTACGACGTCATTCCTACGGGGTGGCACGGGCAGAGCATGATCGTTGGTACCACCGACGTCGCCGACAGCGCTTTGGAAGCCGCTGTGCTTCTGGCTGAGGCTCACATCGAATACCTCAAGCCCAAGACGGTAGAGCACACGATCAGGCCGCGCTGGGCTGTTCTGGAGGGCGAGCACGGCGTGCTTGCGGTTACCGCATACTACGGGGACGCTGCCCGACTTGCAAACAAGCTGAATGAGCAATTTTCCAATGTGGAGAATCACACGGTGGTTCAGTTCACCGAGCGTGGTACGTACACGTTCGATACCAAGATCAACTGACCCAACGACCAAAGGAGACATACAACATGGCAAAGCTTACTAAGGCACAGCAGTCGGTTCTGGATGACCTCGCGGTCGTCCTCAAGTCACTTGAGACGCCCGGAGCGTCCAAGGCTAAGATTCAGCGACGGGTCGGCACGGCCAAGTTTTTGCTGAGTGATTTCGTGGAGGTCAACTCTTGAACTCACCTAGAGCACAGACACTGATTCAGAACGTCGAGAACATTCTCTATAACTGGGATCAGTCAAGCGGGGTTAGCTCCGACGAAGCAATGGCGGGCCTCAAGCGGGCTTACGCAGCCACGTACGGAGATGTGCCGCTATTTGGTAGCAACAAGGACAACTAGCAGTACCGCCTCAATGGTTCATAGTGGCCGGTTCGATTCCGGCCAGGGGCACTCATACAAAACTAGACAGAACGGAGTATCAGGGTGGAGCTTGTAGACGTTTACAGAGTGGAAACAGAGTCGGGCGCTGGCCCTTACATCGGGGCGCATGTGCTAATCAACAGTGGTGTGGGCATTCTCTCGCATGAGTATGAGCGACGACACCCCAACCCTTACGGCGACTTGACGATCATGCAAGGCCCGCCGACCGAGGACAAGCAATTCCTTAGGGAATGGGAGAATTATTTCGCTAAGGATGAGTACACCGACGAAGAGTGGGCAGGCGTTATGCCCGCCATCGGCATTGTCGACACCGTGGAGCGCTGTGGGTTCTGGTCCCTTGAGCAGCTCAAGACGTGGTTTGACCACCCCCACAACCGCGCTAAGCTCGAAGAGCGAGGCCATGGCATCACGCACTACAAGGTTCCGGCAGATCAAATCCGCTACGGGGTGCGTCAAGCCGTCTTCACTAAAGACAGTGCCATCTACCAGAACCGACTCAGCTTCGAGGGTGTGCTTGCGTAAGGTGTGAGCCTTGTGTATGATGGGCCTTGGCCGCACTTAGTCGGCCAGATACCGGCCACATGAGAGGAGACAATATGATCGAGTGGCGAGACGTTCCTGAGTGGGAGGGTCTTTACCGGATCAATAGCTCGGGAGAAGTGTACTCGATTGTCTCTCACCGTGTAATTAGCCAGTACGTTGCTCAAGGGCAGAAGTACGCACGAGTCGGGCTGTACCGAAACGGTAAACGAAAAACTTACACCGCTCACAAGTTGGTGGCCCGCGCATTCCTAGAGCAAAATGGATTGCCCGTAGTCAGACACTTAGACGGCAATGCAGCCAACAACGAGGTATCGAATCTTGCCTGGGGTACGATTAGTGATAATCAGCGGGATTCAGTAGCCCATGGAACACAGCGCATGAGCCGGAAAACGCACTGCAAAAACAATCATGCATTTACCCCTGAGAACACACGCATACAAAAACGTACCCGGGGCAATGAACGGGTATGTAGACAGTGCGCCAAAGAAAAATCAAAGGCATATAAACAAAAAGGAGGCAAGCGTGGCTAAGCTCAATAGCACCAACTGCCACGCTTGTGGTGGGAGTATTCTAGAGCAAGTGCTCTATGGGAAAAATGGAAAGACTTGGTGTGCAAGCTGCTACGAGTGGCGGTTCGGCACCAACCCTAGTGAATTGGAGAACAAGAAATGACGACTGTTGTTGTTGACGCCGACAAGGCCATCGAACTGCTTGAGCGGGCTGTGGAGGAGAAGGGTGCCGATTACGTTGACCCGGATGCCGACACCGTGGGATGCAATTATGCCGACGGCCAGGGCAACCCATTGTGCATCGTGGGACACGTTGTGAACTACCTGGGAGTGGATTTGCGGCCTGTAGTTGTGGGTGAAGATGGAGCCGAGCACGAAGAATTGTGGGGGCACGGTGTGTCGGCAGTCGAGCTGAACTACGCCACCCGAGCCGCACCGCACCCGGGTATTCGGATCACCGACGACGCTGTTTGGGTGCTCGGTAAGGCACAGACCATGCAAGATAACGGCGCATCATGGGGCGAGGCTGTCAAATACGCTAAGGAGGCAGCATGACCGCTACTGAGCCGCTACGTGATGGCGAGTCACAGCAATTGATCGATTTGGCTGAAGTGCTACGTGGCCTGGGACGTGAGCTGAGTGACATCGCGCACAAAGGCAACACGATGGGAGTCAACGACGCAGAGATTGCGCGAGCCGCCGAGCTTGAGACTAGCCTGGAAACGGCTGTGCTGAATATTCCGGCACGGCTAGCACCGTACTTGAGCTATGCCCTAGCGCTAGCGGAATAGGAGAATTTTGCAAGGCGCATTGACAAAGCTTGTCGGTATCCCTAGTGTTGGTCTAGTAATCTGGATCATCGCACAGAACGCAATTCACTAACTTAGGAGGACAAACACATGACCCGAGAAATTAAAGCCACCAACCGCCGTAAAGATGAGATTGAAACCAGCCAGGGCAAATTGACTGTGGGACGTAACCACGAAGGGGGAGAGTACAATTCGGTGGAGGATACGATTCTCTACATGTTCGATTACTCTCGCACAGTGACTATTGGGCTGGCTGAGGCCAAGCGACTGCATGCCGCCATTGGAGAGGTCATTGCCGACGCCGAGCAGATCATCGAGGATGCCAAGCCCAAGGCGCTCACCACGGCAGAGCTGGATGCTCTTGCGTTGGGCGCACGTGTCTCTATCGATACCGGAGGTGACTATCGTGAGTTCCTCAAGACTGAGAAGGGTGACTTTGTGAAAGTCATTGGCGGGACCAATAGGTGGGCGGAAGGCTACGTGTACTCGTCGGCTGGACTGTCGGGTATCGTTTTCAAGAAGGAGGACAACTAAGATGAGCAAATTCAATACTGCGAATCGGAATAAGGGGCTGTTCACTGCGGCTTATTCAAAAAAGACTTTGCTGGTTTCGCGTAATGCCGAGCATGTCTCGGGTCCCCATCTTTTTCTTGAGATGCGAGATAGTTACGGTGGCGTAGTTTATGCGTCGTTTACTATCGAAGATGCTAAGGCGATCCGCGATGCTATCGACAGCGTGATTGAGGACTATGCTGCTATCAAGGTTGAGCAGGAAGAGGCCCTCACCGGGAACAGCCGACTGCTTGACTCGCTCCCAATCGGCTCGGTCATTCAGGTGAATAACGAGACTACGCGCTGGTACAAGAAGCGACTTGGCTGGGTCACCAGCCCTGACAATGACTATGCACAAGCCGCTTTCTGGTTCGATGACCACGACTGGACCATCACCGTGAAGTACAATCCTGAGGAGGACTAATGACCAAGCTGATTGACGCCGACAAGCTTAAGGGATACCTGGACCAGATTCACCAGATTTGGGCTGCTGATCCAGAAGACTCTGATATTACATTCGTCCTTGAGTCCATCATTGGTACGGTGGAAAGCGGGAGGTTCGATGCCGCCGACGAGTTCCAGCCCGAGGAGCCGCGACAGACCCTTGTAGAGGCCCTAGAGGGCGCTCCCGTGGGCACGCGGTACCGCCACAAGCGCAGTGCGAGCACTGAATGGATTATCGTTGTTAGCCCGGGCAAGTCTTACTCAGATGGCATCTATATGCGTGACCTCTACGCTGATGGACCCAAAGCACCTCACCCTACCTACGAGTACAACGGCCTTGTGCGATACGCTGACGAGTTCATCATTGAGTACCCAACTTACTGACACAGCACAAAGGATGGGGCGGCTTCTCAACAAGAAGTCGCCCCATCCCTGGTTTGCGCTGGCGCTCGCTATGCAAGCTGTGCTAGAGTCAGGGCAACAAGATGCAATCGACATCGCAAACAAGACTTTTGAGGAGAACACATGACTAAGCTTGACAACAGCCAGGTACTGGCACTTCACGAAGTGCAAGCCCAGAGCGACGAGTACAAGGCGCGAGTGGCGCGACTGCAAGAACAGTTCGACGAGGACAAGATCACCGCACAGGCGGACCTGGTGACCGCTGTGCAGAACGCATTCGACCTGGGCGTGCCTAAGCGTCGTATCCACATTGAGGGCCTTGGCACCAAGGACTCTAAGACGCTGAGCGACATGCTTGGAGCTGGTACCACGGGCGGAGGTAACGGTTTGGCAACGACCGGCATTCGCAAGGTCGATGACGTGTATATTGTCACTGACAGCAGAAAGCGTGAGTGGGAGTTCTGGCTGCTTGACCTGGGAGACTCCCAGGTGGTCGAGCGTTCGAACACCACTGAGCACGGTAACGACACTGAGGCACTTACCGTCACCCCCGAAGTTTTCACAATCCTGCGAGCGAAGTTCCCCAGGGCGGACTTCACGAGCTTTCTAGACGAGGAGTAATCACATGAGCACTATTACCAAGTATGCACTGCTGTACAAGTCCGACATCGGTACGGTTATCGATCCGTCAGATGTGGACAACTACATTGTCTATGGCACTGAGCAAGAGGCAGCGGCAGAGGCCGGTATTCGATCCGCTTACCCCGGCCCTGTCGTGAAGATCACGATTGAAACGCCCGACCCGCCGCTGCCGACTACGGTTGGTTCCGTCATCAAGTGTTACGTTGATGAGGAAGAAGTAACCTTTGCGTTGGACAAAGATGGCGACTGGTATGCTTTGAGCGGCTACCACCAGGGTGACTTTATTATCAATAGTGATATGGACAACGTGAAGGTGCTGTTTGACGCAGCCACTGTGAAGGAGGACTAATGGAACTGCCGCAGATTAGCCAAGAGGAGTTTGACGAGCTGAACGAGGGTCCGTACTTGCCCCGCCCGTTCCTGCTCCAGAGCCACGACCCTGAAGAGATTTACACCGCTGTCGAGGGCGAGCCTAAGACTGCTGGGCTGCGCGTGTACTTCCTCCCTGTCTCGGTTCCGCACTTCTACATGCAGCCTAATGGCAAGCCCGCCCTTGTGCTGCCCGTGAAGGGCGTGGACTACAACGACCTGTCTGCGGTATACCCCGAGCACGATGCGTGGGTCTACACCATCGCACAGTCTTACGAGGACGGTATGGCAGAGGTTAATTACTTCTTCCGAGAGGGCACCGATGTGCTGGACGGTAAGCAGCGAATTGCTGCATTCAGCCTGGATGACCTGGAGACACACTGATGGACGAGCTGGAGGCCGTACTGGCACCGCTGAAGCCCAAGCGCAAGCCACCCAAAGACCCGGACCGTAAGAGCCGGATTGAAGATTGGTTCAGCGAACACGACAACACCCTTGGAGATGGCTTCGAGGTAGTGTATGGTAATGACAACCGACCCAGAGGGTTCCGAGTAGATGGAGGATTTTACGCATGACTGAATACAACCTGAGTGGTACTTTCGAGCTGGATGGCATCCTGGATGACGAGCAGCGTGAGTACATTCTCACCAATGTGATGGAGGCACTGCCGATTTCTAAGTCGCTGGTGACCATCGAGGTCGCACGCCAGTACGTTGACATCGACGAGCTGAGCACGGAGCACTACGGCTATGGAATTCGCCTCTTCGTGGGCGCAGCTCACGAGGTCGCGGGAACTTTGCAGGGCGTTTACAAAGCTCCCAGCGGTGGCATGTCTCTCGTGATTGACGGCATGGCCCATGTTGTCGGCATGTACGAAACTGCTGAGCTGACTGCCCCGGTCACCGTTGGTGTCAAGACGATTGACGAGCCGGAGGACGAGGAGCAGGACGATGACGAGGACGATGCCGAAGACCCTTACGCTGGCTTGTCGGGCCGTGAGCTGGAGCATGTTGTGCTGGCCGAGCTGGCGGCACGATTTGAGGAAAGCGGCAACGCGGTTCGCAACCTGGTTCAGCCGGTTCCTCGCTCCGACGTGGAGGACGTGACCGGCAAGATGAGTGACGACGAATGGAACATGACGCTCTCGCTGGTGGCTGACTCTGTTGTGGACATGATTAACCCCGTTCTGGTGAGCCTGCTCCAGACCAAGCTTGCCGCTGTGCGTAAGGCTGTGGAAAACGATGGCTAAGCTCAAGGTTTACGAAGCAAATAACGTCGTTGGCAGCTTCGACTGGGACCGCATTGCTTTAGTGGAGGTCACGGATGCGGGAGCACTTCAGATTATTCATGTCAGTGAATACGTGAACATCTTTGCTCCACATTTCTGGAGCGAAGCGCACACCGAAGACGAGTAATCTACTAGGCTGCTAGACAACAAGACATCACAACTTACAAGGAGGCACTATGAAGAACAAGAAGATCATGGCTGGCATCGGACTCATCATGGCTGCTGGGCTGCTGCTGTCTGGCTGTACGAGTGACGCCGACACGGCGGACCGCAACATCAAGACTGCTGCCGAGCAGTTTGAGGTTCAGCGTACCATCGTCGGTATCAGTGGCATTACGGGTAAGACCATATTCTACGCACAGGGCCGCTGCTCCTTTGAGACGGTCGACGGGCGTCAGTTTGACCTGACCTGCCGATACGCCCCCAACGAGTACCGCAAGCACGTGTTCATCATGGGGGACCAGGACTCGGTTTCCATCACTCAGGAAGAGGCCATCGACGTGAGCGTGTACAAGACTCGCGTGATCCTCAAGCCCGAGTCGCTTCTGCCGGAGTTCGACCTTGAGGTTGGCAAGCAGTAGCAAGTAGGGTAGGCTGAACGGCATACACCGGGGTTCGAGTCCCTGGCAGTCACAAGTAACAACTAACGACCAAGGAGGGTGCATGACTGAAATTGATGTTACAACCAATATGCCTGTAGTTCCTGAGGGGTATTTCTGGAAAGTAACTGTTTATTGGGGAGACTACGATAAATGCCCTTCCGCCACTGTCTCCTTGCGTAAAAAGCGACGAATTGGCTCTAAGGTCATTGCTTGGATGGATGACTTCCTCGCTGTGCGGGACCCTAATGTCGCATACGAGTTGATTCGGCTGCTGCCGGAGGCATACCCAAAGGCTATTCGGGAGCTGGCCGAAAAGGTACTGCGCAAGAACGAAAAGCAATTGCACGACGCGGATTACTACGCTAGATTTGCAGCAGCGAAAAAGAACCTGTCGGGTAGCTACCCGCCTAAGAAACTGGAGGACTAATGACTAACATTGACGAAAGCACCGGACTGCCCGAGCTGCCTACGGGCTATGTCTGGAAAATCAGGCAGCACGACTGGAGCAATGATTTCTTCCCGGGAAGCTCCCTCGGCAAAAAACTGAAGGTGGAGATTTGGCGCGGCAATTTGTACAGCTATTACCCCGCTGAGGAAGGTGTATTGGCATATGCCAACAACGAATCGATCCGCAAGGCAGCGAACAAGGTTATGCGACGATTCAACCGCGAGTTGGCTAAGCAGAAAAAGCAGGACTACCTGAAGGCGTTCACCGGCACGTACCCGCCTAAGAAACTGGAGGACTGATGAACAAGCTGAAATGGATCGTTGCCCTGTTGGTTGCGATCACGCTCTTCGGAGCGCCGACACTCGCATACGCACAGACAGGAGAGGGATCATCGGAAAGCACGAATACCCAATCATCTACAAAGACGACGGACGACTCGCTACAGACGTCACTCGACAGTCCTGGAGAGGCATTGACGGATGGTGGGAACTTACCAACAGCCCAGACGAGTACAGGGGGCACACCTTTGCAGGAATCGCCCGCCGAGAGTCCCCAGCTCACCGAGCTTACGGCTTCTGGACCTACGTCGGAGCCGAACTCCGATTCTTCCGAGCCGGTGGCCCCGTCGACCTCAGCAAGTTCGCCAACAGCAACCCCACCGGTTTCTTCGGCTCCTGAGTACGTCCTGGTCATCTGGGAGAAAGCCCCCGACGCGCCGAAGTTCCCTCAGAAGATTGTCAGCCACACCGTGACTACCAGCACGGACGTTGTAGGCCCGCTGAAGGCCGCAGCTACCAAGTGTGGTACGTTCTACCAGAGCGACCTGTATGCCAAGGATGCACGCACTGAGGCCCTGATCGCTAAGGGTGTGCTAAACGGTGGTGACGAGTCATGGCCGCTGAATGAGGACGGCACCATGAACATGCGCTATCACACGATCATCACGCCCGATTGCCCGCCCAAGACTGAAGAACCGGAGGTTACCCCATCGCCAAGCACGCCTACCCCAACGTCTACGCCGACCGAACCTACGACGCCCCCATCGACGAATCCGTCGTCTCCCAACCCTACACCGTCGACCCCGACCAGTTCTACGGATGGACCACAGTCGGGGTCAAGCGTCGAGTCTGGACCAAGCACCGAGTCAAAGGCCACTTCTACGACCACGGACCTTCCTACGGAGCAGCCCAGTTTGAATTCATCCCTGGCGTACACGGGCAGTAGCGAACCCCTTGGTGGATTTATTTTCCTTGGAGTCCTCATTATTGTGCTAGGCTTTGTCCTGTACCGAAACCGGAAGTAAGACCAAGACTTAAGGAGCAAACATGAGCACAGTGACCCTGCCCATTCTTCAGGCCATCGATGGACTGATTGAAAAGGCGCGTAGCCTGAACACTGGCATCCCGGAAGTGACCGTGGTCCTCGGTGCTGCTGGCTACACTAAAAAGCGCCAGGTGCATGGACACTTTGCCCCCAACTCCTGGAAGTCGACTGACGACCAGGGAGCAGCGACTCACGAAGTCCTGCTCTCTGGTGAGTCGCTGAAGCGGGGTGCTGAGGCAACCCTTGGCACCCTGCTTCACGAGCTGGCGCACGCCAAGGCTCACGCACAGGGGATTAAGGACACGTCTAACAACGGGCGTTATCACAACAAGAAGTTCAAGGAGCTGGGGCTGAGCTTCGGGCTTGAGCTGGACGAAGCCCCGACCATCGGCTGGTCCGTCACCACCCTTGCCACAGGCACTGCCGAGCTGTACAAGGATGGCCTTGCTGAGTTGACTAAGGCGCTGACCAAGTACCGCGTCCCCAACATGGAGAACGAGACGGCAGCCAAGAAGGCTAAGAAGTTCCTGATGGAGTGCCCGACCTGCCAAGACCCGGTTCAGGTCACCAAGAAGTGGACCGAGCGCAACGAATTCAATCTCCGCTGTGCTCTGCACGATGAGGACTTCTATTTCTACGAAGAGGACCCCAATGGCGAATAGCTACATTCATGCCCAAGCTTCTGCCAGGCACTTTGGTGGCAAGCCTGCGGACTACATCAAGATCCACGAGTGGATCGATCAGTTCAAGAGTGTCGTGGGCGACGTGAGGCACCGCTCGTTTTTGCATCACACAAAGGGACCTTGGATGGCCCAAGAGGTTTTCGGACACTTCATTGAGGTGTACGATGAGAAAAAGCAACGAACCGTCAAGGTCATGGTGCGAGACATCGCGGAGAACCACATCGTAGAGGATCTAGGCTTTCTGCCTAGCCCCGACGACTGGGTTTCTTGCATGGAGTGCAAGGTCTGGATGGGCGGCAAGAAGAACAAGTTTGTCGGTCGTGAAGAGCTGAGGGAAGCGACCGTCCCCGTATACAACCCCTCACGAATTACTAATGGAGGAAACTAATGAGCAACGAAAACCTGACCATCGACCGACCGATCAGCGGCGACGTGAGCCGCTTTACCAGCTCGCGTGTCGAGCAGGGCACCGCTGCTGAGTTCCTGGCTGAAATTGACGCTGTGCTCGCTATCGAGGGCGTAGAGGCGGTTCGCTGGGAGCAGTTCACCCCGTATTTCAACGACGGTGACGCATGTGAGTTCGGCGCGCAAGAGCTGGATGTGAAGTTTGTTGGTGAGGACAATGCTGGTGATTACGAGGACGGGTTCGTTAGCGGCTGGTACCTTGGCTACGAAAACGCTAAGGGTGAGTATCCTTACCGGCCTGAAACCGCTACCTTGGAGCAAGCAAAGGCATTCAACGCCGCCAAGCCGAACCTTGATCGCTACGAGGATGTTCTGCGAGAGAACTTCGGTGATCCCGCGCAGGTCACGGCGACCACGGATGGTTTCAGCGTGGAGTTCTACGAGCACGACTAAGTTCACACAAATAGCTTGACCTGATAGCCCGAGTCCACTAGACTCGGGCTATCGGTATTTACGAGAGACTTTGGAGGACAATATGACCGAGTACGAAGAGTGGGCCATGTCTGACGTGGAGTGCCTATTTGAAGATCCGTACATCTACGATGGGTGGAGCGCAGCTCTCCTGAAAGATGGTAGGCTCGTCAACAGATGGCCTGAGGCGGATTACCCCCGTCGCCACCAGCTCACCGAAGACTACATCAAGCGAATCAAGGAGGAGTGGAATGATTGAAGTTACACGAAAAATTGCGGTTCAGCATGACTACTCCTGGCTTGACAAAGACGGAAATTGGAGCGAGCCAGAGAAGCGTTACAACAACCCCCGAGAGTTGCCTGACTTCGATCTTGTTGCTATTAAGAGCTACAAGAATTTGTATCAAGAGCGTCTGGGGAAGACCACTGAATATGTTTTTGGTCGGCTTTTCGAGGGAATCTATGGCTATCGGTGGACCGATCGTGCTATTGTGATTATCAAGACGACAACGACAACGGAGGAGACGATAGTATGACTGAACTGATCCTGACCCGTGGGGTTCCGGCCAGTGGCAAGACCACTTGGGCCAAGCAGTACGCCAAGGACTACAACTTCGTGCGGGTCAACCGCGACGAACTGCGCAAGGAGCTGAGCGTCAGGCACGGGCAGAACGAGCCGCTGGTCACTAAGATCCAGCACAGCCGTGTCAAGGAGCTGCTGCGCAACGACATCTCGGTGATCGTGGACGACACCAACCTGACGGCACGCTTCGTGAAGGAGTGGCTGAAGCTCGCGGCTGAGCAGAACGCATTCGCCAGCTTCATGGACTTCGAAATCGACTACGAGACGGCTGTGGCGCGTGACTCGGGCCGGTTCGATGACTCTGTGGGTGAAGAGGTCATCAAGAGCTTCTTCGACCGTTTCGTGAGGAAGGGCCAGCTTCCTGAGCCCCCTGTGCTCGACGAGGGTGCTGCTGTCAAGTTTGCACCTTACAAAGAAGTCGAGGGCTTGCCGCACGCCATTCTGGTTGACATCGACGGCACCTTGGCGCACATGCAGGGCCGCAGTCCTTACGACCCAACCCTGTACCACACGGATACGCTGGATGATGTGATTGCTGATATTGCAGATGCCTACACGCTTATGAAAGAGCCGTATGTTAGTGTGGTTATCATGTCGGGCCGTGATGGTGGCTACCGCGTGGAAACTGAGGAGTGGCTAGCGGCGAACTTCGTTAACTACGATGAGCTGTACATGCGGCCCGAAGGTGACAAGCGCAAGGACGATGTGGTCAAAAACGAGTTGTTCGAGGAGCACATTGCTGGTAAGTACAATGTAGACTTCATCCTGGATGACCGAAACCGCGTGGTTGACATGTGGAGGGCCAAGGGGCTGAAAGTACTTCAGTGCGCAGACGGCAACTTCTAGGGCTTAAAAGCCCATGCGGGAAAAATCAGGATTTATTTTTTGAGCTTAAAAAGGAGGCGTAATGACACTAGTAACTGAAATTCTCGACTGGACGGCACTGCTCGATCACGTGGCCCGTAAAGAGGTCACTATGCGAGAGCACCCGCACTACCCGAACCTGGCGATCTTCAACTACACTGACATCACTGCGATCAACAGCATTTGGACGCCCGAGACGTTGCAGGCACGTGGTTTGATCGTTGACCTTGCGACAAACGAGGTTATCGCCAGGCCGTTTGCTAAGTTCTTCAACTACGGGCAGAAGGAGGCCCCCAGCATCGACATGGATGCCATGCTGTACTGGGTGGACAACAAGTATGATGGCTCGCTTGGCATTGTCTACTACAACGAGTACAGTGGAATGTTCGAGGTCGCTACACGCGGCAGCTTTGCTTCCGACCAGGCCCAGCACGCTAGCGATTGGTTGACCAACCATGCTAACACCGAGTTGTTTGATACCTTGGTGGACCTGGTGGAGGACGGCTACACCCCGCTAGTGGAAATCATCTACCCGGAGAACCGCATCGTCGTGGACTACGGAACTGAGGATTACCTGGCGCTGCTAGGAGCCGTGAACATCGAACTCGGTAACTTCATCCCGCCGAGCGAGGGTCCGGTCAAAGCACATCAGACCTTGCGTGAGGCGTGGGCAGACACCAAACGCAAGAACGCCGAGGGCTGGGTGTGCTGGCTTGATCCTTTCACTGCCGTCAAGGTCAAGCAGATGGACTACATCGAGCTGCACCGTATCTTCACTGGGCTTAGCCGCAAGTCTGTCTGGCGTGTGCTTAGCACAGGGCGTAACGAGTACCTGGAGATGCTGTCCAAGCTGCCCGATGAGCTGTACTCGTGGGCCGAGGGTGTTGCTAACGACCTGAACCGTGAGTATGCTCTGGAGATGCGAGAGATTGACGGCTGCTACATCTCTATCCTTGAGCAGTACGAAGATATTGATGGCGATGAAGATGTCGTGGACCGCGCTTTGTTCGCACGGCTGGTGAAGGCGTACGTAGAACCCAAATACCAGGGATACATGTTCAGCCTGCTGGACGGGCGAGACATTCAAACTGCAATCTGGCGGTCCATCGAGCCGAAGGGATCACGCTGATGCCCTACACTGAAGGACTTAACCCTGTCTGGTACATGGGGCCGGACGATGTGATGTTGGAGACAGCAGAACAGAAACAAACCAAGGCTCTTCAATCCATTGCTGATAGCTTGCTGATAATTCAGCAGCTTTTGTCCCGCAGCACCGATTCAGAAGGTACACTAGTCGTAGGCACTCAGCCACCGACGTACTACTAACAAGGAGGACCACCCATGCCCAATCGAGGTGGGCGCGGCAAACAGTTCACAATACAAGAGCAGCTTGATTACTATGGTTTTGCTGTCGATGATAGTGGCTGCTGGAACTGGCTCGGGCCTATCAACGGCTACGGGTATGGGTGGTTTTCTGCTCTGGGTGAGCGCAAGCTGGTTCACCGAGTAATGCTGGGTGAAATCCCAGAAGGTAGAATTGCTTGCCATACGTGCGACAACCGCAGGTGCGGCAACCCCGATCATCTGTACGCAGGTACGAACAAAGAAAACACCGCTGACATGATTAAGCGCGGGAGGCAAGCAAAATTACACGGCGAAAAAGGCGGAAATAGTAAGCTCACTGCCTTGCAAGTTGAGGAAATACGCGCTAGGCTGAACGCAGGTGCTAAGCAAATAACACTAGCGCGAGAGTTTGGAGTCAACGACTCAACTATTTCCCGCATTAAAACACGAAAGAGGTGGCATGACTAAGCGATTTGAACTCTATGACTGGCAGGATGCGGACGTTACGGCTGCTGTTGAGCACCCCGACAAGTCTGCGTTCTTCGCATGGGAAATGGGCCTGGGCAAGACCCTGGCTGCTGTTGAGTACGCGCGTCGTATCAAGGCAGAGCAAGTGATCGTGGTCCTCCCGCTCAACACCCGCAAGTCGTGGGAGAAGACGGTTGCCGCACAGATTCCTGGGATGCCCTTCTACCGACTGACCAACAACAAGGGTGAGGTTGCCAGCTTCATGCGTCTGCGCTCCGGCGAGCGTGGCTTCTACGTGATAGGCTGGGAGCTGATGCGCTCCGGTGTGCTCACCGGACAGAACGCTGACCTCATCATCGCTGACGAGACGCATAAGATGGCGAACTACGGACGCAGCCTTCAGTCTGACCGCATGCGTGAGTTCCACTCGGAGTACAAGCTGGCCCTCTCGGGTACGCCCGCAGCTAACAAGCCTGACGGCATCTTCTCGACGCTGAACTGGCTGTGGCCTGAGCGTTACCGCTCGTACCACCGCTGGATCGAGGACTTCTGGCGCACCCGTCGTAACGGTGCCGTCATCGACCTCGTGCGTGAGCTGGTGCCCGGTGGCGTCGTCGCCGACATTCCTATGTTCAGCCGTCGACTGCGTGCCGACCACCGTGACGACATGCCTGACCGACTGCCTGAGATTCCTGTCGAGATTGAGTTGACTGCTGCGCAGCGCAAGCTGTACGATCAGTTCACCCGCGACTCGCTGGCTTGGGTTGACGATGACGACACGGGTGATACCAACTTCATCCCGACCTCGAACCCCCTGGTCAAGCAGCTCCGACAGATCCAGGTCTGCCTGGCTGTGCCTACGGTCATCGAGGGTGAGGTCACATTCAAGGAGAACGCTAAGAGCGCTGGCATTGACGCTCTGCTTGAGGTGCTGGAGCAGATCGGTGACGAGACTCTTGTGGTCTACACCCCGTCTGCTAAGCTGGTGCCCGTCGTGGTCGCACAGCTCACGAAGAAGGGCATCAAGGCTGAGGCATTCTTCGGTGAGACGAAGCCTGCCAAGCGTGACGAGCTGATCGAGACGCTGGGTACTGAGTACCGTGTGCTCGTGGCTGGCATCGCTGCCATTGCTGAGGGCACTGACGGACTCCAGCACAAGTGTCACAATGAGTTCTGGCTGGGCAAGCACCCCAACGCACTGCTGAACACGCAGTGCAAGATGCGACTGGACCGACCGGGCCAGACTGAACCGATCAATAGCTGGTACGTGTATGCTGTTGACACCGTGATGGTCGATCAACTTGAGCGACTGGATGAAATCGAGGCTAACCTGGCTGAGATGCTGGACAACCACTAAGGAGGACACATGACTGAGACAAACTACGTTGAGGTAAGCAACGACTATAGCCCCGGCTACTACGTTGATGGCTACGACGATGACCCGTGGAGTAGCGGTACCATCGCGGGCTACGGTGACATCAAGACCGAGGTCATCGGTGACTTGGCCGACCGTGTACGTGCCCGAGCGCACGTGGATGGCGGTAAGGTGTACATCATCGAGGCACATTGGGATGACGGGTACTGCGTGACCTGTTCCTACGAGCGAGTGGCGTTTGATGTTCTTATCAACGACCAGATCGTGTACACTACGAGAGACAACTGGGTAGACCCGGAGCCTGAGTCGGCTCGGGAAGTAAGCACGCTGAGCGAGTTCAACGCTTGGCTGAACGGAGGAGAACAGAATGACTGAACTGACTGACGAGCAGCGCAAGGCCAAGATCGCACGACAGATCGTGGGACTCCAGGCTGAGGTTGCAGAGCGCATCGAGGCTATCGACAACCTCAAGGCCAAGTTGGCTGAGCTGGTGGGCGAGACGACTGAGCCTGCGGTGCTGGGTGACGCGGATAACGGCTTCCAGCTTGTCACCGTGTTCACGGGCAAGGCATTCAACGAGGCGTACGGCAAGAAGAATGCCCCTGACCTGTGGGAGCAGCACGCCGAGACGAAAAAGGTCCTGACCTCCGCTCGGGCCAAGGACGTACTCACCGACGAGGAGTACGCTCGCTTCCAGAAGCCCAACACCAAGACCACGGTCAAGGTGGAACTGGCGGGTGATGAGTAATGGATGCACGACTCGCACAAGAGTTCTTCAAGCTTCGAGCGGAGCTGACTACAGTGCTGGATGACCTCAACGAAACTGATAACATCGAGGTTGCCGAAACACTGATGACCAAATTCACTATCAACTTCCCTAAGGAGCAGTAATGGCACTCACTCGGGATGAAGTTGAGACACATGTAAGCATTGTCTTTGACCGCATGTTTCAGGACTTGGACATGATCGCACAGGACGAAGGTGTCAAGCCCAGCGAGCTTGCTAAGATGCTGGATCAGTCCTCATGGGGACTGGGAGATGACTACCGCGAGTGGTTCGAGAACGGAGATGAAGAGTTTGTCTGAGCAAGAATACCTTGAGGCACTGGTCGAGGAAGACCCCTACGGCGAAGCCACTGAGCACGACTGGGAAGACTTCTGGCTGACCGAAGAGTACATCGAAGACACTGAAATCGAGGAGGAAGACTAATGGCATTCAACATCACCCGCCGTGTGCGGAACAAGGAAGACTATCAGGTGGCGGTTGCGGCAGCGGGAGTGACTTTCATTCTCAGCATCGTTTCCCTCATTCTGTTCATCAAGAGCGAGGAGAAGTAATGAGCAACAACGCAACCGCAGAGCACGTGGCATCGGTCATGGTGGGCATTTACAACAACGATTGGTTGCTGAACCTGCCGATCACTTGGGACACCCTCAGTGGGGACGCTGCTATCTCCCTGGCTGACCTTGAGTATGCACTCGGTGCCCCGAACAAGGAGTGGGCACAGGACGTGGCGGACACCATCAATGGCGGCTGACCTAAAGCGGCGGCTGATAGCAGAGATTACCAAGCCGACCGAACGAGACAAGCAGGTCAAGGTCGGTCCCTCCTCCCTTGGGAACCCCTGTGCTCGGTGTCTAGGCCGCGAGCTGGCGGGCGTAAAGGTGGAGCAAGACTTCAGCCTTTACCCTTGGATGGGTACAGCCGTACACGCTTACCTGGAGACGCAGGTCTTTGGGGACGCACAGCATGAGTTGAAGCTGTACACGGGTGAGGTACCTGGCTACGGACCTGTCAAGGGCACGACAGATATGTACTTGCTGGATAACCCGGGCACTCCTGAGGAGGAGGGCACTGTTGTCGACTGGAAGATCGTCGGCAAGAAGAAGATCCAGGAGTACCGAGTCAAGGGCATGAAGACTCAGTATCGTTACCAGGGCCAGATTTATGGCAAGGGTTGCGAGGACGCTGGGATGCGTGTAGACTCGGTATCGATTGTACTGATTCCTCGTGACGACGGGGACCCAAACAACATCTGGGTTTACACCGAGGCGTACAACAGGGAGATGGCAGAGGCTGCGTTCGCACGAGCGGGGGCTATCTATGCCATCGTCCAGGAGGATGGATGGGAAACCGACCGGCTACCATCGGATGACGACTGCTATCAGTGCAAGATGGATAGCTGGTAAGGAGGAGTAATGACAGAACTTAACCCAGTAGCGCTGGCTTATGCGCTCGACCGTTTTACTGGTGCGATCAACGATTTACTTGTTGATGACGGGATTACTATCACGGCACTAGACGATGATATTGAATACTTCATCAGTGACTACGCAGACTACGAGGAGAAGAATTGGCTGACAACGCAGGAGTAGCACTCCCAGAGTTCGGTATCAAGAAGGCCGCAGCGATGGGTGCTCCTAAGAGCATCCTCATCTACGGACCGCCCAAGAAGGGCAAGACGGTGTTCGCCGCGAGCATTGTTGACGTAGACCAGTACGATAGGGTACTCTTGATTGACGTGGAGGGCGGTTCGTCCTCTGTGTCGGCATGGTACCCCAGCATCGATGTGATCGAGGCGGGCACTGCCGCAGAGTTCACTCGTGTTGTCGAGGCTCTGCTGAACAACAAGCTCGTTGAGCCTGAGTCGGGACTGCCTTACCAGGTGGTCATCATCGACACGCTCGACAAGGCACAGGAGCGACAGCTCGAAGTCTTTGACAAGGACCCCAAGGGTGTCGTCAATGGCAAGCGCGACGGCTTCTACAAGTGGGCTGCGATCAAGACGTGGACGACCAAGATGGCAGACTACCTGCACATGGCACCGTTCCTCACGATCTTTGTCGCGCACCAGGAGGACGACAAGGACGAGCTGACCGGCGCAGTCACCACGACTGTGCTCCTCGGTGGTAAGTCTAAGTTCACGTTCCCGTCTGTCCCTGACATCATCGGTCACTTCAGTGTGACGACCGTCAAGAATGACGAGGGCAAGAAGGAGACGGCGCGAGTCGTGGACTTCACGGTGAGCGAGAAGATGATTTCTGGTCAGCGGTACGCGGACAAGCTTGACGGCAAGTTCCTCAACCCTGACATGAAGACCATCTTTGGGCGCATCAACCAGTAACAACCAGCTACACAACTAGATCAATCACAACAAAAAGGAATACATAACACATGGGTATCAAGCTCAACCTCACCGCCGATGAAATCAAGGACGCACAGAGCAGCACCATCAAGCCTGTCGCTGAGGGCATCTACGGTGCCGTCGTCTACGAGGCAAAGATGGCGAAGTCCAAGGCCGGGAACGACATGTACGTTCTCGACTACAAGATTCTCTCCGGCCCGGAGGCGGTCGGCCCCAAGCGCACCTTCCGTGCGTGGTACGTGCTCAAGGCCAACGCCCTGTTCAGCCTCATTGCGTTGCTGAAGGCGCTGGACATGCCTTACCCGAAGAAGGACACGCCTGCTGGCGAGTTCGAGTTCCCGGACCCGGACGAGTTCGTGGGTGAGAAGGTCAACCTGAAGATCATTCAGGAGCCTTACGAGACTGTCGATGATGACGACAACGACATCACCGGCATTCGCAACAACGTCAAGACCGTGTTCGCGTACGACGAGGACAAGATCGATGACCTGCTGAGTGACGAGGAGCGAGAGGCCGCTACGGACTCTAGTATCTTCCTCTAAGCAACAACAGGGGTGCGACTGTAACGCACACATGGGCTGGCCGCTGGTCGGCTGCCTGGGGACGCCCAGGCCAAAGCAATGCATCGCTAACGTGGCACAGCATTGCGGGAGCGTAGGTTCGATTCCTACTCAGCCCACTCCCGGCTATTAGGCAATGGCAGACCACCGGATTTCAAACGTCCGTATGCTCTGGGTTCGAGTCCCAGGTAGCCGACCATATATGACACCAATGTTCAATGCGATATGATACAGGAGGCACCATCAGTTGGAAACTCGTGAATTCTTTGAAGCCATCTTCGGCTCTGCCGAAGGGTTTCTCTTCATCTCTACGCTCGACAGCGACCGAGAGCTAACCCAACACAAGCCGTACAAGTACCCTGACAACCTGAATCAGATCGTCAAGTATTGCAGTGTGCGCAGCGACGAAGACCTGTACTTCAGTCCAATGCTCTACTCAGTACCCCGACGTAAGAGTGAAGTTGTCAAGGCAACACCTGTAGTCTATTCAGACACTGACCTGTTCGACCCTGAGGGCTTCCTTGTGAAGCCCTCTTTGTCTATCCGCACGTCGGAAGACAAGACGCACAGCTACTGGTTCCTTGACCAGGAGTACAGCCCTGAAGAGGTCAGCTCTGTCGCTCGGGTCATCGCACTGACCCACGCTCAGAAGATCAATGGCGAGCAGGCTGGCACTGACCCCTCTGGGTGGATGCTGACCAAGCTGCTGCGTGTGCCTGGTAGCGTAAACACCAAGCACGAGCCGCCTTACCCGGTCTACGCCGAGGACACCACGGGCACTGTCTACTCGCTGGACGACTTCCATGAGGTCTACAACGAGGCAGACATTCCCGACAAGGTGGTTGCCGGTGACCAGGCTATGCCTACAGGCGACGAGCTGCCTAAGCAGAGCGATGTGCTGCGGCGTATGGCCCACGACCCAATCCTGATGAGTCTGTACAAGGACAAGCCCCACGGGGACTGGTCAGACTCGCTCTACCTGTTCGAGTCTGAGATGTTTCGAGCTGGGTTCACGGCTGAGGAGGTCTTTGCGGTAGCTTGGTACGCTGAGTGCAATAAATACCGTCGAGACAACCGACCCGAGGAAGACCTGTGGACTGAGGTCAAGCGGGCAGGAGCAGACCCTGCTAACCGTCCTCGTACACGCCTTGAGCGTGCCGCACCAGACGAGGTGACACCCAAGGTCGCCAACGATGCTGCTGCCATCGCACAGATGGAGCTGACCCTGTTGACGCAGGAGGAGCGCGAGCAGTTGACGGAGACATTTGTCGATGTCTACGCTCGGTGGGGTGAGTCCAAGACGGACGCTCCCGCTGCCTACCACATCTCCTCAGCGTTCGCCATCATGGGCTGCATCCTGGGTGAGTACGGTATCGCATTGCCCAAGTTCGGGCCGATGCGCTTGGGTATGTTCATGGTGGTCATGGGTGAGACAACCGACACACGCAAGAGCACGACGCGCAAGCTGATGAAAGACATCATGCGCTCTGTGCAGGTGGGTGACTGGAAGTACATCTTGACTTCCGACACCACTCCTGAGTCTTTGCTTGATGCACTCTCTGAGCGTGGCAACCAGTCATCTTTGTACGACCGCGATGAGACGCAGACTCTAATTCGTGACATTAAGAACAAACCTTACCTGGCTGGCTTCTTTGAGACACTGAACGAGCTGTACGACGGGTGGGCACGAGGCCGGTTGCGTCAGGCCAAGAGCACAGAGGACACCCCGGTGAACTTCGTGGCATATCTCATGGGTATTCGGTCACAGATCCAGGATGAACTTGAGATTTCAGACTTCGCATCTGGTTGGGGACCACGTAACATCTTCTTCCGAGGAGAGGCACCGCCCCGCACGAGGGAGCAGAAGTTCTTGCAGCAGGGCAACCTCATCAAGGGCACCGTGGACCGCGAGAAGTTGGCGATTGTCAAGCAGCTCATCGACGTCCGTAACTTCTGGCAGAAGACGGTACCTGACCGCGCTGAGCCTATGCCGATCTTCTTCGAGGACGATGCATGGGTACGTTGGAACAAGTTCGCCATCGACATGGAAGAATACGTGGCTGACCACCCGCGTGCTGAGCTGCTGAAGCCTAGCGTGCAGCGCATGGCGTTTGCCACGATGAAAGCAGCCATCATGTTTGCCATGATGGAGAAGCGAATCATGGCTAACATGACAGACGTTCTCAATGCGATCTACTTCAGCCTTCAGTGGCTGGAGGACCTGATCGTGGTTGTCGAGGGCGTGGCTGAGTCTGCCGCTGCCCGTGACCTACAGAACATCGAGAAGTACATTCTGGAAAAGGGTGGACTGCTCACCTACGCGCAGCTACTCAAGTGGTCTACCGCACAGGGCTTCCGCAAGGGAGACTTCGTGGAGATGCTTCGCACGTTGGTCGAGATGGGCAGCCTTGACGAAGTAGAGGACAGCCGGGGAAGGAAGAGTTACTCCATTGCTTGAGACAGACAAAATGACTGCCTTGATGAGCAAGGCGCAGGACATCTACTACAGCCCGACCCGAAACTTCGCCAAGGAAGTAGAGGACGCGGCTGCTCGTGACCTCAACTCCTACCAGGTGTTGAGTCTGAGTGCTATGTCGAGTATCATCGGCGTATCTATGTACCGTGTCGAGAAAGCAATCGCACAGCAGAGCACTCCGGTGAGTCGGGGGCATTTGAACCCGGCTCACCTGAGTATGCTGAAGTACATGCGAGCGTCTGGTAAGGCAAACAGACACTGGATCAAAGAGATGACAGGTGGAGGCACTTCTGTCATCACAATCGCTATGCTCACCGGGCTTAGCGAATCAACTATCAGGAGGGCACGACGATGACAGCAATCGCAATCCACGTCGACAGCAAGTTCCTCCCACCAGTGCAGGAAATCTTTGCCGGTGTGCTCAAGCAGTTTCCTCAGGTGGATGACGTTTACCTGTGGACTGAGCTGCTGGACCGGACAATCCCGACTCTCATGCTGGGGAACATCGACGGCCCCAAGGCAGCTCACCACGTCAAGACGCTGAGCCAGAAGCAGATCCTCTCGAACCCTGCTGCTATCACTGAGCTGACGGCAGCACTCAACCAGCTACTGACTCCCAAGGTGTGGGAAGACCCGGCCATCAAGATCGTGGACCGCCTTTCCATCTCCGAGGAGAACCGTCTCGCCCCTGTGCTCGTGGTTGACATCGAGACGGGTGGCGACATCAAGACGATGACGCCTGAGCAGACGTGGCTACTTTCTGTGGCTATCTATGATGGTAGCGACACGGCCTATGTCTACACTCAAGAGGCACTGACCAAGCCACGCACTCGGGAGCAGATTCTGCGGCTGCTGCGTACTAAGAAACTCATCGCGCACAACATGAAGTTCGATTTTAGAACTCTCAGTGCGCACTTCGGTGAGAAAATCTATGGGCACTGTGACACCATGCTCATGCACCACGCAATCAACCCGGGAGCTAAGGAGCACGGCCTAAAGGCCCTCGCACAGAAGTACCTCGGTGCCCCCGATTGGGATGCAGGCACCAAGGACTACGTGCGTGGAGCGTACAAGGATCGACCGCAGGACATCTACTACCCTGACGATGTGTGGGACACCTTCATCAAGAAGGCAGCCAAGATCATGGTAGGCTTCGAGGCGATTCCTAAGGACATTCTCTACCCCTACAACGGGTGGGACGTTATCTGGACGTGGCGACTCTTCGAGTACCTAACCCCAGCGCTTAAGAATGACGAGCGCTTGGCTAGGCTCGCCAAGATGGAGTACCGCTACGGCAACTTCCTCCAGGACGTAGAGAACAACGGGCTAACGGTTGACACAGCATACATTAGCTGGCTTAGTGGCAAGGTTAATGGCCTTTACGATGCCGAGCTAGCTGAGCTGGCACGCCTTACGGGCAAGCCGGACTTCAACCCCAACTCACCTCCGCAGGTGAAAAAGTGGATGCTCGAACAGGGCTACCCAATGAAGAGCACAGCGGAAGAGAAGCTACTCGACGCCATCGCAGACGACGCCGATATGCCCGAGGTTGTGCGTCAGTTCATCGAGCACCTGCTGGAGGCTCGCGGGTTCAACAAGCTCAAGGGTACCTATGTCGAGGGTATCCGCAAGCGAATGCAGCCGGGGAACAAGGTCTACTCTACGTTCAAGGTCACGGGCACTAACACCGGTCGGCTCTCATCGGCTGACCCGAACGTGCAGAATATCCCGCGTGATCCGCAGAAGAGGGATGGCAAGTACGACGAGCGAGAGTTCAGCCTTCGCCGCATCTTTGTGGCATCGGCTGAAGATCGCATCCTCGTAGAGTGTGACTACTCGCAGGCTGAGCTGCGTGTGATGGCGTGTCTATCTAATGATGCGTACCTCATTTCACTGTTCCAGCCTGGTATGCCGGACTTCTTCGACTCGCTGATGCCCATTGCCTACCCCAAGCTTGACCTGGAGGGCATGGACCCGGGCCTTCGTAAGAACCTGCGTGCCAACCTCAAGGCTGTCATCTATGGTCTGTCCTATGGACGCAAGGCCAAGGCGATTGCTAAGTCGCTCGGAATGTCAGAGCGTGAGGCGCAAGCCATCATCACGAACTACTTCCGCAACGCACCTGAGTTCTACGACTGGCGCATGTGGGTGGAGGGCATGGCGATGAGTGAGACGGAAACCCTGGTCACTCCCTTCGGTCGGTACTACCAGGCCGAGGTGGTCACCGGACGTAACCGCCAGAACGTCATCAACTCCGGCCTTGCCTTCCTGCCCCAGAGCACAGCGAGCGACCTGTGTGTGAACGCAGCTATTAAGGTCCACGAGTGGATCGGTGACTACGACGGCAAGATCATCGCACTGATTCACGATGCTATTCTCACCGACGTGCCCAAGAAGCACGCCGAGGAAATCGGTAAGCGGATTCAGAAAGAAATGGAAGCTAGCGGCAAGGCAATCTTCGGTGATGTCGTGCCGTTCGACACCGAGTTCACGATGGGACCGACCTGGGAGGGCATCTGATGCAGACTTGCTGGCGATGCGGCATCAAATTTGAGGGGGCGGGCGACGTCTGTGCTGACTGCACAGAGCAGTTGCCCGCCCCTCACTGGCCGGTACTCGCAGACTACGTGGAAGACGTGTGGCAGGCGCGCTGGGAACTGGTGGGGCCGTACTACCAGGAGGGCAAGCTCGACCCTGAGATTGCTGAGCTGCTTGGCATCAACACGGGAACCGTTCGAGATACTCGGCGGCACTTTAACAAGCCAGCTCAGAGAAGGGACAACATGTACTCTTGGAAAGACCCTAAGGCACAAGCGGAGCACGCGGCTAACATGGTACGATATAGGAAGACTTCTAAGAGAGGAAAGACTGTTGACAACTTTGACGGCTCAGGCCCCAGACGAGGGTAAGTTCCACACGAAGTATTTTAGATCATACGAAGAGGTAGAGTATGTCTTCGGACTGACCTTTACCCCTGAGCAGATCGAATTGGTGCAGGTATATATCTTTACAGGTATCAGACCTGACAATGCTGGTTGCTGGACATGCACTCCGGGGTACATTCGCAAGCTCACAGGCAAGATCGACCAGTACGAAATTGACCTTGAGGCCGGTCGTGAGACATGGCCTTGGCCCCTACCGGATGGTCAGGTGGTGTGGGAGCTTGCTCACCAAGTATGAAGCACCGGAACTTCCTATCGTTGTCATTGGGGTCGACCCTGGTGGAACGACTGGCGTGGCTGTGTTTGGACTCACTGAAACGACTGTCGAGTACCTGGAGCACTATCAGTGGGGCGACCAAGACACGGTGTGGAGGGACATTCACGCCCTCGTCCACACCTGGCAGGCTAAGGGATTCACAGTGGTCCTCGTGGTCGAGCAGTTCGACAAGCGACCTGGAATCATCAACCCAGACTTCAGTGCAAAATACATCACACGAGACATCACCAACAATATCCACGACGTAGAGATTGTGTGGCAGCTACCGGCTCAAGCCAAGACGCTGGTTCCGCAGCCTAAGAATGGGCGACCTGACGCGCTGAAGCGGTTCGGCTGGTACTCCAAGTCAAATCGCCACGCCAACGACGCTGTGCGTCACGTCATTGTGTACGCCACAGAAAAGCTCAGGCACCTACCAACCGTACTAATCGGTTGGCCTAAGAAAGGTAGAACTACATGACACAGCGAGCACTTACGCAAGCTGATCTTGACTCCGTAGCTGGCTTGTCCAGCCGAGACGCTGCTGACCGGCTGGGGGTGGGCAAGACCACAATCAATGACGCACGTAATGAAGCGCGTGAGAACGGTGGTTACTTGCCCATTGCACAGACGGAGGTCAGTATCGAGTCCTCTGTGCCTCAGAACATCGAGCAGATCGATGAGGCGCTAGCAGCTAGAGGCATCTCCCGAGACACCCACAAGCTCACTGAGCGCTTTAGTATCTACGACGGACCCAACGGGCAGCCTAAGTATTCTTATCGCGTCAGTGCCACGCCTGTGGCTGATGAGACACCAGAGCTGGCCGAGGTAGACCTACCCACGCTGTACGCTGAGGCCAAGAGAGCGGCCTTCTCGCACAAGGTGGGAACACCTGTCGAGGGTAAGGCACTTGTCGTGGTGTGGGCTGATGTGCAAGTCGGTAAGACAGGCTCACGCGGCGGCACCCCGGAGCTTATCCAGCGAGTGCAGGAGAAAAGGCTTGCGCTGCGTGACTACATTGACGCCAACCCCGTTGATGAGGCATTCTTCCTCAGTGTGGGTGATGAGGTTGAGTCCTTCGAGAACACCCCGCAGCAGGGCTTCACCAATGACCTCAGCTTCCCAGATCAGCTCGACCTTGAGCTGACCTTTGAGCTTGAGATGGTGAGAACCCTAGCCAGTTCACACAGTGCTGTCACGGTGGCCGGTATCTCATCCAACCATTGCCGCTGGCGCGCTGGTAAGGCTACCCTGGGTAAGCCTAACGATGACTATGGTATCTATCTGAAGCGACAGCTTGAGAAGGCACTGCGCCTGAATGATGCGTACGACCACGTTGGCTTTAAATACGCCAATGAATGGGACGAGACGATGGTGGTTGACGTCAAAGGTACTCAGGTGGGCATGGCTCACGGGCACCAGGTCAACAACCCGAACAACATTCAGAAGTGGTGGACGGAGCAGGCATTCGGCAATCAGCCCCTGGCTAACGCTGACGTGTTGCTGACGGGCCACTTCCACAGCTTCCGCGCACAGCCTATGGGTCGCTCTCAGCGTACCGGAAAGAGCCGGTGGTGGCTACAAGCTCCCACGTTGGACAATGGCTCGGACTGGTACCGCAACCTCCGAGGGGACGACAGTGACCCCGGCCTTATGGTATTCTTGGTCGACGAACATGGCCTGGACCTCCAGAGCCTGACCATTCTGTAGAGAGGAGAGCAAGGTGAGCTGGATTCCGCGCTTCAAGCGCCACGAGATGTACACCCCTTGGGGTAAGCAAGAGCAGACATGGTGGGAGTGGCGAGGCCGCAAGTACCGAGAGCACTGGCGACACATCTAGATACAACAATGCCCCCGAACCTTTAGCAGGTTGCGGGGGCTTTGTTGTAGATTCAGGATCACCACCTAGGCAGAGGGTACCGGGTCCATTGTTTCAAAATCTTCGGCTAGATTCATAGGGTCCTTCACAATTGCGTCAGCGTACTTTCTCAGTTCAGCTTCTAGTTCTGCGATACGGCGGTCCTTTCCGGCGTTAAGCATTTCCAGCTCATGGATGCGACCGTACAGACTTCCGATTAGCTCTTGGTCTGTGCGAGCATCCCCCTCTAGCTTTTCTGCGTATTCACGCAGCGCTCCGATGGTTTTCTCATTGGCTTCCTTATCAGCTCGGTTGTCCTGAATAGTCCCGTTGAGGATATTGAAGACATTGCTGATTTCACTCTGGCGATCAGCCGGTGTGCGTAGTCGCTTGTTCAGTACGACCTGAACGATGACACTCGCAGCCGTGATGATCGAGCCGATGATTCCAGTAGTTACAATAAATTGTACCAGATCGACGGGCATTCCGGTTACACGTCCTTTCGCACATCTTGAGCTTCCTTACGGAACCGTGGAATCACGATCAAGATGCGATAAAGGATGATGCTCAGCCCGTAGTAGGCAAAGAATGTCAATGCTAGTCGCGCGTCTGGTGTTTCCGCGAATAGTAGACTGAATTGGGTGATGAAGTAAGTAAATGGCCCGGCTGCCGCTAGGATCAGTCCGAACAATTCCACAGAGATGGAGAGCACACGCTTACGTGGGCTGTTTGCAAGGCTGAGCAGCAGACCAATGACAGCCGTAAGGGCACCGATGATGGTGACTGTGGTCCAGATACCGATGATTGGCTGCTGGAGAGCAGCGTACACACCGACAGGTGTGAAGTTGAGGATCAGCACTGCCCAAACTGCGAGTGAGAGCATAACATGAATCCAGGCCCAGTGACGTAGTGTTACCCTCTTCAGGGCCTGCCACATGGCGCTAGACCTTGTTGTCTTCGATGGCTTTCTTAGGCACCGATCCGAGTCCGACCTGCGCTAGCCAAGAGTTGACCGCAGGGATTGCCATGAGGCGCGTAATGGCTGCTGCAACAGCCGTGACTCCTGCGGCTAGACCAAGCAGCCAGCCGTACAAAGCGGAGTCTACCGGAAGCCCAAGAGCTGTGATAATCTGGGGAAGCACCCCGGCGAACACAAGGAACGACGGGATGCCGACTGCCACCGCAGTGCGCAGAACACGCTGCGACTTAAACCAAATGTCTTGTAGTTGTGTACTCAATTGTATCTCCTAATAGCTGAGGTGACTTAGTAGCCTACCGGCTTTTCACCAATGATGGTACCGAACGCCTCTAGGTTAGAAACAACCTGCACAGGGGCGTTGGCTGCGGGAGAACCTAGGGAGTTGAGGGTGTAGCGCTGGTCCTTGAGAGACGCTTCACTCTTAATCCAGCGCAGCTCCTGACGGTCTACCGATAGGAACACTTCGGGCTTGCCGTCCTTGCGCACAAGGGCGAAGCGGTTAGCGGTAGCTGCCACGGCAGCCTTTGTCGCTACGATGGCGGGGCTAAGCGCTTCTACGCCGTTCAGGCCAGCGAAAAATGCGGCATGTAGGTTAGCGAGCTGGCTACTTTCAATGGGGGTCAAGTCGTCCTCCTCGGACTGTTCTGCGGGGGAAGGGAATGGGGTGGCGTTGCTGGCAGCCGACTCAAGAGACACGCCAACCCAGTCAGCGCGCCACTCAAAGTGCCACGGCTCACCCTTCACCGTGGGCCGGAACCCATACTTGCCTGCCCGGGCGTAAAATGCACGAGAAGAATCTGTAATGACGTATCCAACATTTGAACCTACGTCAACTGCTCGACCACTAAGGTGGTAAGCAAAGGGTGAATCTGGGGACCAAGCCGGGTTAAATCCAGGCTTGTTTCGGTTGTCGTAAAGGTACTTCTGTCGCGCATAAGTACGAGTGCCTTCTGTAGCGACAATACTAATGCCGGTTTCAGACTTGATATTGGCAATCAGTGCGTTGAAGTGCTTCGCAGCATCTGCATTCATGGTCTGTCGACCGTCAGCAGACACGATTGCTAGCTGCGCACCTGAAGTGTTAGCCATATATGATCTTTCGGTTAGTTAAGCTAGGTAGTAAACAGCGTCAAAGTTAAGGGTCTGCCCGGAGAACCATGTGCTGTTGTCGCGGCGCACAGCGCGGAAGCGTGTAGTGTTTACCGTGGGGTTATCCCAGAACATCATCTCTGTAATACGAGAAACTAGGTCGTTAGAGTTACTGCGCGGCGTTGGCACTGCCACCGTTGGGGTACGTCCGAGGTTATGCGTGTGAGTGTGCAACCCAGAGCCATCGCCCACGTTGTTAGAGATAGGGAAGGCAACAATTCGCTGGTTTAGGTTCCACGCTGAGCCAGTGTAAGTGTACTCATCTTTTGTGTCGACCTGATACCCAGTTGAGCCTGCGACCATCCCCGTCTGTGCGGTACGCGCAGCGCTGTTAGCCCATACAAAAGTAAATCGCTGCCGCTTGTTAAGTGCTGTCTGCGTCGAAGATGCTAGGTTAGCAAAAACTGTATGCAGCGGAGCAATTGCGTCCGTAGCAAGCGGGAAGTAAACTGAGTCTGGAGTAGTGGTAGCCATCGTTATTCTATTCTATCATGTATTTGATTATGGGGCTACGCGAGCTAGCAAGCTGCCGCCAAAGAAGTACACAAAGCTATCTTGTGCATTTAGCTCCAAGGTCACTCGAAGCGGTCTGTTAGCAGGGACATTTCGTACGATTGTTTTGTACCCAGAAGGCGCGAACGATGAGCCACCGGTAACAGCCACTCGCTGAGCCGGATTGCTGAGCACAGATTCGGGATCGACTACCACACTCCCGCTGTCAGCTTCCACAATCGAGTAAACAAAGTAGCCGCTACCACTGTTCAAAGACCCTCCAAAACCAACTTCTAGTCGGCCTGTAGGAGAAGTGATATTGACTGAGGCCCTTGCGCCCGTGTAGTAACCACTAAAGTTAGTGGCTGCACCCATCTCGGCATACTGAACATTGGCTAGTGCAAGCAGCACAGCTACCTGGTCTGAGAGTGACACCGCAGTCGAGTTCTGCTGCTTGTTAGTGTTGATGTCATTCAGGTCTTTTCTTGATGCTGCCAGCTCTAGGGCCGCTAGTCTTGTGTTGACTGAGCGGCCCCAGGGAGCGGCGTTAGGATCAAGATTGGGCTGAGGATAGACCGGCATAGGTTCTCCATAGGGGCGATACGGCAAAGTTCGCAAAGGTGCGATTGCCCATGATTTGGTTAAAGTCAGCAAAGGTGTAGGGTGTTGTCTTGCCAACGAATGGACCTGCGCTGGTACCCTCATGGGTAGCTAGCGCCCAGACGTTACTGAAGTCCTGAAATAGCGTATCTGCCGTAGCGGTATAGCTTGTATTAACTGCTGCGACCGTAGCTGAATCAATGCGGTAAAAAGCATCGCGGTAACGAACACGCGACCCGCTTACGTTACCAAATGCCTGGTTACTGAAGTCAGTTCGCACAAGGCTGTAGTAGTAATCATCAAACTGCTGAAAGGTCTTTCCGGCCCACTCAGTATTGAACTGGCTAAAGGTCTTGCCTGTCCAGTTCGTAGCTTGCCCATTGACTCCGGTGTTGAACTCACTGAATGTCGGGTAGCGCGTGTTACCACTGTAGTCTGCTCGGTTTACGCCAAGGGTCGTCACACTAATAGCTTGGTCAAACCCAGCGAACCGCATCGCTGTGCGCACACCAAGGTCGTAAGCGTCAGCCGGTGTAGAGATGTAAGGGTTTTCCACCGTTACGCCGACGTCTTGTGGTGTAGCGGAATCGGGCACACCGGTTGGTAGCTTGACAATTTGTCTGTCAAAGTATGTGCCGGTACCTTGGATACGCAACGATGAGTACACGTCGCTTGCTCCCGCACCTACGGCGATTCGATAAGGCCCCTGAGTTGTGCGGGCACCTACGATAGTAATATCCAGGGTGGATGGGTCTTCCCCGATTGCGACCGTTACGCTGCCGCCATTCTCAGTCCACTGAGCTGGCACAATAGCTAGGCCATCCTGGCCGACCACCGAGTACACGCTGCCTGTGTCATAGCGAGCGACATAAGGCACGCAGGTCGGCTGAATAACGCTGAGCAAGTAAGCCTGCACAGGAACGTTGACCTCTAGGGTTTCACCGGCATCAACCTGATATACAGGAGTGTCTGGGGTCCAGGCTCCACCCTCCGGGTACACCTGAGCATCCGTTTTATAGTTATTCTGGTAGTAGGCGACCTCGATATTACGCGCAATCTGTCCCTTCTTAGTGGAAGAGCTGATTGACGTGTCGCGTTTGTTCTCCGAGATACGCGTGCGTAGAGGGCGAAATACGATGTTGTTTGATACTAGAGATACCTCTGCACCGCACACAATGGCGAACTGGCGAATCCTGTCAAAGATGACATCAGTCCATCCAGGCGTGGCAATGAGCGCACTTGTACTGTATCTATATGGTACCGTTGTGGGAACTTCAAAGACAATGTTGGTTGTGATGCCCGCAAGCTGAAGGTAGTAGCGAAACGTCTGCTCCATGTTCAGGTTCTGGGGTGCCGCAGTTCGAGTAGCCAAGAGAGCGCCCAGCCGTGAATCGGCAGTGATGCTAGCCACGCCATCAGATACATCGATACCACTGACGGTGCCAGTAGTTGTACCCCGAGAGCCGTCTGTCAAGGTGATGCCGTTGTCAAGTAGACTAATTGTGCCGGAAGCACTAGGATTTTCCACAACCGACAGCGTGAGCTGCCCGACGCCACCGCTATTGCTGGCGGGATCAATCGGTGTAGCATCTTCGACTGCGGAGTAGTCTGCAATATTGGCTCTGACACCGGCATATGTACCAGTGCCACTGATGGTAGCTTCTACCGCCATGCTGCATCCTCAATTAGTTGTACTGACAAGCTCTGGCGATCCAAAGCCACGTTGTTATTTGTTAGGGTTGGCTGTGTTGCAAAGCTCAGCCCACTGTTGCCCTGCCCAGATACAAACCCACCAGCATCAGGTGTCACACCTGTGGGCAGAATCTGCATCATCATACCTGCAATAACAGCCGACCCTGAATTAAGGCTGAAACTTAGTTCCACGCCGGGGTACTGTGAGCCATCCCAAGAGTTAGAGAATCGCTGATCCGTGGTTGTGGCTAGCACAGGAAGGGTGGTAGCCGAGCCATTGACAGGCGTAGCTGTAAGCCCAGAAGTCGCAGACGCCACCCCGTGTGCTCCAAACCAGGCTGTGTGGTTGGGCGGGATGGGAATAAAGAGCTTCGGGCGTAGACTTGCTTGCGGCCAAGTGGGCGAGTATGCGTATAGAATGCCTCGCATCGGATACCCTAGGTTGTTGCTTAGGTCAACCGGATACTCAGGGGCTTCATTGCGGGTACTGCCTGAAAGCACAGGGGCATCCTGTAGGACGGTACGTGGGGCAGCCCAGTGCTGCGGTAGAACATTGCGGTCCATAGCGAAGGGGTCGAGCATGTAGATTGTGCCCGGACCCCACACACCCTCGGCGTAGTCTTTGATGTTGCGAATTTCATTGCGGCTCATCATGTTCCATGTGTAGTTGTACACTGCGTGAGCCGAAGTAGAGCGCTGGACGATGGTGCCACCATTCAAAAAAGTGGGGGCACCACCGCTCCAGCCTTGGCGCGAGCCGTCATAGTTTGCATCGGGCGCGCGAACCCAAGTCATGCGTTCGCGGTTGCCGAAGTAAATCATGTCTCGCATTTTTATCCGTTCGCTCCTCGAAGGGAGTTGTCTAGGTTGGCAGCATTTGTAGCTCCCGCCACGGCTGTTCGAGGGATCGTTACAGTCACGGCCTGACCAGCAGCAATAAGCTGACGGTCGATAGGGCTAAGAGATACTTCCATCGTACCAGAGTTATTCGAGCTTGGCGAGTTTACATATACCACCTGTGGTGGGAATGGGTTCTGCTGATTGTTGATAGCGTTTAGTCCATCAACACCCAGGAAACTCATGCCCTTCAGGTTGACAACACCCTCACCGAACTGAGCGTTAATCATGGTATTGTCCAGGCTACGGTTTGCGGGTCGTTGCCCACCTGTGATAAGACCACCCGAAGCATAGTTACCCGAAGCAAGTCGGGCCTGCTGGAAAGCAATACGTCCCTGAAGCTGAGCCATCTGAGATACGCTCAGAGCAGTAGGGGCACCCAAGTTGTAGGCAGCATACTGACCCACCAAAGCGGTGATGTCTTTTTGAATTGCCTGAGCGCGAGTATTTTTATCGACACGCGCCTGTGCCGCAGCAATCTGAGCATTCAAACTAGCCAGGTCGCCCGACAGGCTTCCGATTTTACCGCCCACAGCGTTCAGGCTGCCCATAGCGCTGCTAGTATCTGCCGTAACCGTTACAGCCTTACGTGTGGGCACGTTGTTCACGGCTGTTGTCAAAGCGTCGAAGGTGCTAGAGAAGGCACGTACTTGAGCGCTGTTATACCCAAGCTGTGTAAGCTGCTGTTCAAACTGACCCTGAAGCGTACGAGTGTACGCGCTGATCTGCTGAGCGCTTGCACCTGTTGCAGCAAAAGCTTCGATCTGTCCCTGGTAAGCTGAGATAAGCCCCAGCACAGCGGCGCGGTTTTCAATCGCTGCTGTGGTGTTGCCCTCTAGCTCGGTGCTCGCTGCTGCGGTAGCCTTAGCGAGGTCAGCCTGCTTTGCTGCCTGGTCGATACCATTCTGACCTAGCTGCGCGTTGATGGCGTCGGCCCGTGTGGTGTCACCGTAGTCGGTAGCCACCTTGAGCTGAATTTCTAGGATGCTTCGATCAGACTGTAGACTTGCTAGGTCAGCCTTAAGAGCTGCCATGCGGTCCTTGGCTTCCTTAATGCGGTCAGCCAGGTCCTGGAACTTGCTGGTAATATCATCCATAGACTGCTGGACACCAAAGCGCTTGTCAAAGGCTTCCTTCATAGCAGAACCAAGGTCACGTGCATACTCAGCCGTGGTCTTGATAGCGTCTGCCTGCTTCTTAGCATCGGCAGCCGCCTTCTTGGCGGCGCTGTCATTAGCCTTGGCTCTCTTAGGTGCCGCTGATGCCTGAGCGCTGCTAAGCTGACTCTGCACCTGTGTGCGCTTAGCCATTAGTCGGTTCAGGTTGGATGCGTCAGCAGCGGCTGTGACACCAATGTTTGACGCAGAGCCAAATGCCCCGACACCTAGACTTTGGAGCTGCTTGTACTTAGCAATAACAGCGCTGATGTCTAGGTCGGCGTAAGCTGTGGGGTTGGCTGCTGAGATAGCCTGAAGAGCGGAGAGCACAGAGGACACATCGCCCCCAATGGAGATAGCAGCCTGTGCCATCGAGTCTTCAGCAGACAGGCCAAGCGTGGAGCCGTAAGTGCTAGCCTCTGCAAGTGCAGAGCCAAGCGCAGACAGGTTAGCACGCCCACCAGCCGATAGGTTATCGAATGCGTAGCCGTTCTCATCGATTGAGTCACGCAGCGCGTCCATTGCCGCAGCGTATGTTCCTGCACCACCAAGGGTGTCGAACAGTGCGCCGATAGAGTCAGCAGCCGAAGTGCTCTTTTCTTCTACTTCACCCATCTCATCTGCAACAACGCCCGTAGACGCCCCTAGCGCACTGGCTACAGCATCCGCAGTAGTAAGCGATCCGCCCATAGCGTCAGCGGAAGCAGCAGCCTCACGCAGAGGCCCAACAATGGAGTCAAGCTGTAGGAGGTCGGTTGCCATTGTATCGGAACCACTGGAAGCAATCTTGTTGCGAATGTCTGCAATCTGCGCTTCTAGAGCACCGGCTACTCCACCATCCTTGCCAAGGCCAGCATTGATAGCGTCTCGAATGTCAATACCAGACTGCTCATAACGGGCACGCATCTTTTCGTCCCCGAATAGCTGCCCTAGAGGATCATTCTCAGGGTCCTGTGACGCCTGCTTGTACAGCGCGTTAGCCACCCACGCCCGCGAGTTTTCACCTACGAGCAGAGTCTGATCCTTGAGTCCCTGCGTTACGCTGGAGGAGGCATTATAGAGTTCATCGCTGGCTCCCGTTGCTTGTCCGAGCGCACTAGCATACTCTCCGTGGGCCTTAGACGCTTGTGCGGCTTCTTCCTGCGTCTCTGTGACTTTGGCAGTCAAACGACCTAGGCCATCGGCATTCTCACCAGCAGCCTCAGTGTCCTTCTGGAGTGCCGCGCGGAAGGATTCTACGCCACCGCCCGCAGACAACAGAGCAGCACCGGCACGTGCGGATTCTTGCGAGGATTCCGAAAGAGCATCCTTGAGGCTGAAAGCCAGAGGCACTAGGATCGAGAGTGCGGCAACGATGTTGAGAATAGGTGTTGCAAGGAGCGCAGTCCCGAAGCTACGAGCTGCAACACCAGCGCCGCCAAGAGCAGCAGAGCTGCCCAGTGTGGCGGTCGTTAGTCCGACAGTTGCGGCCTGCTGAGCGCGGTATCCAGGGATCAGTGACCCAATGGTCGCGCCATTCACGCGTGCGGCTGCGCTGTTGATACCAAGAGCGGCGGTTAGCCCCGTGACGGTTGAGCGAAGGCCGGTCATCACACCGACTGTTGCGCCACCCTGCTGAGTGATACCAGCAAGAGCAGTGCGCACAGCGAACCCAGAGGCTACGAGGGCAGCGCCACCAGCAACGATAAGCGCAAAACCACCGGCTAGGAGTGTAATAGTTGTGAGCACACCGAGGATGGGAGCCGGAATTGCTTCAATACCCTGTACGATGGTAGTGACAACCTGAAGCACGGGGCCGAGGATCGGGAATACCGACTGCCCAGCCTTGGCTAGCAGGTTAGTGATCGAGTTGACCAGGATCTGGACACGGCTAGCCACATCGTCCGCAACCTTACCGTATGACTCCCCAAGGAATGTACCCTCCTGGTAAGCCTGGGCAGCATCACTCATAGAGTTTGCGTAAGTGTCGTAGTTACCGGCCAGACGCTGGAGCACGTTGGACTCACGAGTTTCCGTGATGCCAAGCTCGCGCAGCGCACCGTTCAGGTCTTCAGCAGTGCTAAGGCCCTTCAGTAGCTGGTCAAAGAATGCTTCGGGGTCAGTGTTCCACAGGGCAGCAGTGTCCTCGGTGGTCTTGTTCAGCGTCTTGGAATACTTCTCAAGCTGAGTGCCGTTCTCGGACACAGCCTTGTCAAAGTCACTGAACAGCCGTAGGATAACACCACGCGCCTGCTCAGGCTGAATACGGAGAGAGGCAAGAGCACCGGCAAGGCCGACAGTCTGCTCAGCGAGGAACCCGGCCTGGGTCGTAGACGCACCGATGTTCTGTGCTAGGCTCAGAATTTCGGAGTCAGTAGCGACCGAGCGCACACCGACGAAGTTGATGCTAGAGGCAAGGTTTTCCATCTCGCCAGAACCTGTGTTGGTCAGCTCGAACAGCGCACCGAAGCTGGTAGCAACCTGGTCAGTGGACACGCCAGTCACCGCAGAGTAGCGGGCAGTGGTGTCAGCGAACTGAGCCAAGTCGTCGTTGGCAATGTTCATCTGAGCACCCAGCGCAGCGATGCTGGAAAGCTGATCGAAGCCTACAGGGATCGTCTCAGATAGTTCATTCAAGTCAGCACGTAGCGACTGAGCTGCTTGTGCAGTAGGGAGCGAGGTGCGCTCAACCTGTGTAAAGGCAGACTCGTACTGTGCACCGAAGGTCAGAGCCGCCCCACCGGCAGCAGTCAACCCAGCCCCCAGCACACCGAGGGTTGTGGATACGTCATAAAGAGCGTAACGTGTCTGGTTAAGCTGCCCAATGTCGGGAAGCTCGAACGCGCTCTGTGAGCTGCCACGCATAGCAGATAGCTCGCTCTTGCGCACAGCGGCTTCATCACGCTGCTGCTGGATCAGGCTCTGCTTGTTCTGAGCAGCCTTAGCGTCAGCAACACGCTGAGCGTTAGCAATCTGCTGAGCAGCAGACTTAGCATCAGCAGCTTCGATCTGACGGTAGTAGTCATTCATCGCCTTGAGCTGGGCGGTCTGAGGGTCGTCCTCAAATCCTAGTGCCTTGCTCAGGTTGCGGTTGACAGTGGCTGCACCTGTGGTAGCCTGGTTGCCAGTACCCGCGCGGTTGCGGGCCACGGCCTGCTTCTGGGCAGCCTCCTGTGCCTTGAGAGAAGCAGTGATCTGAGAGGCAGTCTGCTTGGCGTTGTCCGCTTCAGCCTTGCTCTCAGCGATACGACGTCGGCTCTCCTCTGTCATGACCTTTGACAGGTTGACAGAGGAGCGACCGATGGAGTCGTTAGCAGCGTTTACGGCGCGTGAGTTTGCCGCCATAGCAGAGGCATACTGAGCAGCAGAGATTTCTCCCGCGTCAAACGCCTTCTGCACAGCGGCAGCGGCCTGGGCAAGGTTGTTGAGGTTGGATACGGCAGAGCCGGTACCAATGTCAATATTGCCCTTGAGGTCTAGATCACTCACACAGTTTCCTTACTGCTATTGGGTGTGTAGCGTCTTGCTAGCGATCTTAGCAAGCGCTTCGCTGCGGCTGGGAAGAGGCTCGAAAGTACCATCTTCATTCTTGAGTCCGACCGCTTTGGCGAACCGGTTCTCGCCCGCTTCGGGGTCGGGGTTACCGGGCATCTTGTCATAGGCATCCAGCTCTGCTTTCGCATAGCACATGCTAGCCATGATGTCGAACTCAACCCCACTGTGCGATGTATGGCACAGCCAGACGGGGTTACCACAGGTCTTACAGGTGTCACGATCCAGGACACCGATGGCTTCTTGTAGCCGATAGTCGTGGCTATACCAGCCAGAAAATGGATCGTCTAGTTCTAGCAAAGCCGCCGTGGGGCGCATACGCGCCTCCACAGCGGACTTGAGTCGGCTAACGTACCGAAGGTTGTGCGGTCGCGTTAGCGCTTCGACAAAAAATCAGCACTCACGGCCAGGTCGAACAGCTCAGCGTCAGAGCTGACAGCAAACACAGCGCGGTCTAGTCGAGCAAACTCGGTCGGGTGGATACGGCCTTCCAGCTTGCTGATTTTCTCGACAGTCCAGGTCTTGTCAACCTTGCCTGTTGAGGTACGTGCCTCTACGATAGAGCGCGCGATCAGCTCGTGGGTGAAGTCACGGTAGAAGCCCTCGCTCTCATCGAATGAGGCATCTTCCTTGAAGTTGTGCTTAGCTACGAGGTTCGCACGGAGGGCCTTCTTCAGCGCGGGTGCCAAGCCCTTGAGCTTGAACGTCAGTGCCGATGCTTCGATCTTGGCCTTGAGGGCGTCTACCTCATCAGGGTCAACCCAGACAAGCTCGTCTGCAATGCCCAGGCCCTCAGTCTCTCCGCGCTTTGCCTGCTCTTTCTCGGCCTCAGCAAGGCGGTCAAGAGCGTAGCCAGCAGTTGCATCTGTGTAGATGACAACCGTGTCTTCGGGGGTCAAGTCACCGGTCACAAAGTCCAGCACATCGAACGTCTCCTGGTCGAGTGCAGTCTCAAGGTTTGCGGGCAGGTCAGTCATAATTCCTCCAGTTGGTATATCGTACACTTCATACTAGCACATAGCTAGTGCTATCACAACACGAGAAAAGGCCCCCTCCGACAAGCGGAGAGGGCCTTAACTTCGGGGCTTATTAAGCGGAGGCAGCCACCGGCACGTAGCCAGTGTAGTTACCCTGCTGAAGCAGCGGAACCGTGAACTGGATGGGACCGGCGTCTCCACCATCGACGGAGCGCATGTGGTCATTGCTGAAGAGGTACAGCTCCACCTTGTCGCCTGCCACAGCAGGCTCGGTGTTCTTCTTACCTAGACGGCGCACGATCCACACTCGCTGGTCCGGCGACTCGAAGAGGTCACGGGCCGTGTTGTACACGGACTCGGCATCCTCGGTGTCTGCATCACGGAAGAACGTGAACTCACCCTCGTAGTTGTCGTACAGGCGGTTCTCGACGTTACCGCTGTCGCAGATGCTCGCACTGTCGTCAGTGTCAGAGTCAGTAGGGTTCAGCGTGTAACCGCGAACGATGGCGCAGGAGACATTCTCTCCAGCGTTAATTTCTGCTGCCTTGGGGGCGTCAGGGTTGACAATACCAGCCTCGGGTACAACCCAGATGGTAGTGTTGGGGTTAAGCATCTTCTGCATGTTTAGTTCCCCTCCTCAGAGGAATCGGTGTTGGGGGCTGAGGCATTCACGTCGTCACCAACTGAGTTGTCCTCTGTGTTAGTCTTGCGAGCACGTCGGGGCTTTACCACAGTGGCGGGTGCCGGAGCATCAGCGGGCTGTGCTACTTCCGGTACCTCTTCCTCAATGAGCGTGAAACGGTCACCAAAGATAGCTGCGAACTTGGGGCTGAGAGAAGTCTCAACTCCAGTCACGTTGTGGACATAGCGCTTACGAGTCATATCAACCATTATATCAGTCTTTCATATCATGTGTCTAGTTAGGCACCGGTTTGTGTATTAAACACCATCGCGCGCACAAAGCGCACAGGCCAGAGGTCCATGTCGGGAACCTTCACCGTGTAGGAATCGCTGAGCTGCTCACGCATCTGCCCCCAGCCAGGAGCGGGAATGTAGCCCTCGAAAGCATCGCGCACAATGGCCTCAAGCTGGCGAGCAATCTTGGGGCTGGCCCCGACTGACTCGACTGCCACGCTAGTCCACTTGAGGTCGTCCCTAGAACTGGTGATACCCTGCTGGGGCTGCGCGACGGGGGATAGTCCGCCGTAGCTGATGACGGCATAGGGCAGGAAGACACCGTTTTCCATCGGTAGATCCTTACCGGCTGGTACCGTCTGCTCAAAGACATTCGGAATACCAAACTCCAGTAGGCGCTCTTCCAGCGCCTCTCTGTCTGCGTCAAGAGTAACTTGCATACTTGCCCTGCTTCAGGTTCATCACTCGCCCGTTGGCGAATGCATCGGTCATCTTGCGCTCGAAATTGCGGAAGGCATCAGTTAGCGCTAGCATCTCTAGGATGCCTCGGCCATTGCCCTGCCCGCCCTGTGTTCCGTACTCCTGCCACAGCGCATACTTTGGTGTGTTGTAGAGGTAACCGAACTCACCGAGCACACGGGAGTTATTGTTGTAGCTGAGGGCGAAGTCCACGGAGCGGAGCATGTCGCCCGTGACGATACGGCCATCGCCGTTGGGAACGCCGTTGCGAACACCGCGAGTCCTAATGGACTCACGCATCTCTGCGACCGCTTCCTGCAAAAACTCGCGGGTCAACCGCTCGACGTTTCCGCTTAGCTCATCTCTCAGAGCCGTGACCGTGGACACAAGATCATCCGGTGTGCGCTTGCCCCAGACTAGACCAGGACTAGACGCCATCGTGGCCCCTAGTTCCGTGGTCGCACAGCATGGTGCGAACCCACTTCTGGCTGGCCTGCTCGGCGTTGCGCACGATCATGGATAGCCCCGTCATCCACTCGTTGCGGTCCGAGCCACCGGGAGTCACTAGCACAACGCGGTAGTCCTTGTAGATTTCAGGGACAGCTCCGTCAGTGCCTGGAAGCTGATTGCCATTGAACTTGATCTGAACACGTGTGGCCTGTGTGGCAGTCAGCTCATTAGCGAAGTTGCGGTCCCTGGCTCGCCAGTCAATGTTAGGCTGTACGCGCCCCATGCCCTCGTAGACGAGCGTAAAGCTGTCGTTGGTGATTCCCTCTGTGGGCGACCATTCTGCGGCCTTACCGGTAGGCTCATAGATGCGCACGAGGTCGGTCATCGAAGTCTCTAGGCCCGGGGTAGGGTGGGTGGAGAACTTGGGATGAAAAATACCAGTGCCGCGCATGAGCTATCTCCAGTCGTATCGAGCGGGGTTGTGTGTGTAAGGTACCGAGATAAAGATTTCTTCCTCTTCGGCGGAGGCAGCAGTTTCGGCCAGCAAGCGCTCTGCCGTCTTGAGCATGGCGTTGGACACAGCGGGACCGTCAGTAGCCAGGTCCTCGGTCGTGAGCTTCTTGAGAATCAAGTTCTCGTTGTTGGCTGTGGCGATGAGAATGTAGGCGGCAGCTCGCTTGATGTTGCCGTCTTCGTCATCTACGAACGACTGAATTTCGTCGTCCGACCACATGAAGCTAGGGTCTAGTGTAGGGTCAGACGGGTCGGGTAGCTGCACTAGGTCAGGAATGTACTTGCGTACTCGTCCAACCTCAGTGGTAAAGTCTACGGGGAATGTATCAGTCATAGTGTCTAGTATACCAGAAAGGCCCCCCTACCTGAGTAGAGGGGCCTTACCTGTGTGAGTTAAACGCCGGGAGCGCCAGCTCGTAGCTGCGCGATGATGTCTACCAGGTTCTCACCGTTTACGTAGATAACAACAGGCTCAGCCGCGACCTTGCTTTCGACACCAGACAGAGCCTGAGTGCCAGCAACAGCCGTTAGGGGCTTAGGCTTAGGAGTGAAGAATGGGAATGCCATGTGTAGTCCTTTCAGGAAAGAGAGGGTATGCCCGCAAGACACACCCTCTCAGTCACTTACTCCGTAGGAGCAGCGGCTCCAGTCGAACCAACGGTACCGATTCCGCCGTTAAGCGCAACACCACCGTAGATGTGACGGATACGAAGCTCCCAGGTGTCGTTGAGGAACGAACCTTCACGAGCAGGAACTGCACCGCCACCAAGGTAGAGGCCAGTCTCGTTGTGAACACGAAGCTCAGGAGACTCGTGGTTGATGAGGAAGCCCAGACCAAGCGCGGCGCGAACGCCCTCGCCCGCGTAAGGGACAACGTACCATGCGGTCGTACCGCTGGTCACGTTCATCTGGTCAAGCCACGGGTTGACAACAACCTCGAAGTTAGCACCGAACTCGAAAGTCTCGGTGTACTGAAGAGCACCATCGGTGACGATGAACTGGCGAGGGCCGTTCACAATCTCGTTAGCTAGGTCCTCAAGGGCAGCAGGAACAACGAGGGCGAACTTCTGGAAGCGCACAGGGCGGTTCGAGTTCGGGCCAGCCTTGTAGCTGTTAGCCTGCTTGAGAGCAGCCTTCAGGGTGTCGCGCGTCAGGGCAGCGGTACCCGGGGTGTTCGTACCGAAGGCAAGCAGGTTGCCATTCTCGGCGTTGAAGTAGTCGGACAGACCATCGCCAGCCTCGTCGACTAGGAGCTGAGTGACCTCAATCTCCTCGGAGTCAAGGGCCGTACGCAGCAGCCAGTTAGGCAGGTCGTCGACAATGCTCCACTGGTCGTTGATGATCGCCTCGAAGGTGAACGGAATACGCGCACCAGACTTGCGAATCTCAAGCTGCTCCTGCGAGCTGTAAAGCTTGAAGGCCGTAGGGTACTCAGTACCCTCAGGGACGTTAGGCAGGCTACCCGGCACAGTGCGTCGACCACCGTTGGTGGCAAGCACGTTGTCGAACGCCGCATCGTCCCAGCCCAGGTCGATGAACGACTGAGGCAGGAAGTTAGGGACCGTGATCTTACGGGCAATCTTGTTCCAGAAGCGCACGTCCTCAAGCTCATAGCGAGCCTGGAGCTGTGCGTTCTTGATGTCCGTGAACACGGCGGGGAAGTCGGAAGTCGAAAGAGCTTCCTTCAGGTTTGCCTGAGCGCTGAAGCTACCCTTAGAGGCAGACTTCAGCCAGTCGGCAACCTGCTCGACGCGCTTGTTGTAGTCCATTAGTATCCGATCTTAACGATGACGGAACCCGCGCCAGCGGCCTCAGTCTTGGGTTCGTGAGTGACAACGCCGAATCGCGTGTTGCCAGTAGCAGTCTTGCCGAGCACACCGGCGTCGCTGATGTACACAACGTCTCCGACTGCGTAGGTAGCTCCGGCAGGAACGTTCACACGCCACCCACCGACAAGAGCGACCGAAGCCCAGCCCTTGCGGTTACCGACGCCCTGCTTGAAGCCATCCGGGGTGGGAACAGTGTCGCTACCCGAGCCAGTCACGAGCACACCGACGAGAGCGCCCTTGACGAACGGCTCACCGGCAGCGTGTCCCACGCCTACCTCGACGCTGATGAAGTCATCAGCCTTGAAAATTTCGTTTACAGCCATGTGGTATTCTCCTTAGCCGAGTAGGCTGACAGCGTAAGACAGGCCGGACTTTTCATCCGACTTGCTTTCCTTGATTACGACGCCACCCTCAGCCTGTGCAGCCGATGCGATGTAGTCCGATTCCTTCTTGACAGCTTCCTCAAGGTCCGTTCCGGCCTTGACGTCTGCTGCCACACGAGCGATTGCGCTAGTGGGTAGGTGAGCCTCCGCGACCTTGGTAGCGACAGCTACAACGTCCACTTCCTCCCCCTGCCCAGCCTCGGCCTTGGCCTTGGCTTCGGCCTCAGCAGCTTCGCGCTCCTCGTCGGAGAGCTTCACTTCCTCAGCGGGCTTCAGAGACTCAGCGATAGAGGCGCTCAGCCCTGCAATGGCTTCGGTAAGCGCTGTCTTCAGCGCGTCGAAGTCTTCCTTAGTAACGTCAGCCACGTGCTGCGTCCCTTCCTGTTCGATAGGCCGTCCCGCAGGTGTGCGGTCCGACTCAAGAATGCTGGTAAGCTTGCCGCCAGCTCCGGCCTTGGTGACAACATCTACGCTGTCTGCTGCAAGGAGTCCGACTAGCACAGGGCCGTAGCGCCCGTCCATTTCGGCTTCCTCAGTCAGGCCGGTGGCCTTTACTGATAGCCCCACGTCTTCTGATAGCTCGGAGATGCGATCTACAAAGGAGTCGTAGAACTCTACGTCGGCGTACAGGCCGTCAGACTCATAAATAGCGTCTGATGTCAGCTTGCCTACGAGGTCGTTGATACTGCGTTCGGGGCGGTCATAGCTCTCGGTGTCCGTAGCGTGGTTAGCGTACATAGGCAGCCCTGCCGTGAAGACACGGGCACCGTCTCGCTCTAGCACGTCGGCTGGATAGTAAGCGCTTGACCCCCAGCGATTAGCTTCGATGATTCTGGCTCTCCAGCGCTTACCCTTGGCGACGGTAATCTCCGTCGTTGGGGCAAGGCTCTCAACGAGCGTAATCTCAGTGGTCATGCGTCTATCTTATCACAAGTGAAATACCAAATGCAAATACCACTATCTAGCAGAAGCAATTTCACCCTTGTCTCGGGCGTCCTTAGCATCGCTTCCAGTGCTCAGCTTGCCGACTCCGGCGTCAACACCTTGTTCAGGTGTGGTAGCCTCAGGCTGGGCAGCCGCTAGCGCTTGAGCATCCTCGGCTGCCTTTTCGGCAGCATCGGCGGCAAGCTTAGCGTTTAGCTTGGCAATAGCAGCAGGCACGGCGTATGCTGGGTTCTCTTCGATCTTAGGAATCTGGTTCGGGTCACCCACGATGTCGAATGCCTCCAAGCTGAGCTGACGTAGTTCTACGGCGGAGAGCTTGTTAGTCTTGTTCGCAATTTCGATTGCCTGCACCTGACGGTAAGTGGACTCCACCTTGATACGGGGCCAAGTGATCTTCAGGCTGTTCGGACGACCAAAGATAGCAGTGTAGAATTCAGTCCACAACTTCTGTCGAGACTGCGCAGCAGTAACAACGCTCAGTTCAAGCGTCTCTTCCTCAGCCCCCGCCTTAGCGGTGAGCACAGAGAGGGGAACGTTGAAGCCCGCAGCGACAAGACCGAGGACAGGCTCAAAGACGTTGAAGTCTACTCCGCCACTCATCTTGCCCATGAGCTGCATGTCAAGACCTGCACTCATCACGGCAGTGCCACCGATGTCTAGCACTTCGCCCGTACGCTCATCGCGTCGGGGAGCTTCAGCCACAGACGCGGCAGAACGCTGAGCGCCAGCAGCGGTCTTAGAGACAACCTTGGAAGCGAACTTACCCTGAGCCTTGACGAAAGTCGTACCAGACTCAAACAGCTCCTTGTGGGCCTTCGTCCAGAACATCACGACAATGATGTCAGGCAGCCCTAGAATCCAGCCCTTCTGGCGGTTGACAGCCTTGTGGATCATCTCTGAGGAGCGAACGACAGGAATGTTCTGAATCGTCTTGACGGTTCCACCCTGACCTTCGGCAGGGTACCATGACTCGTACACCTTCTCAGTAATGACACCTGTGCGGTAGTCTTCCACTTCGATGGTGTAACGGCGTAGCCAGTATTCCACACGCGACGGGTCTTCCTCATTGAGGGACCAACCGGCGATCTGCTCAAGGGGAACGAGAGCGACTTCCTTGCCCTGCTTTGAGCGCAGCGCAAAGATGTTGCCGTCTGTCTGAAGAAGACGCTCTAGCTCTTCGTAAGCGTAGTCGTTAAAGAAGTTCGACTGGTTGAACTGGTCCTTGAGCACACGGGTGGGTGCGCCCTCGAACGCAACGCCCTTGCCCCAGATGTAGCCAATGCGAGCGTCGGATGCCTTCTTGATGACCGGGTTGATCGTAAGCAGAGCACGAGCGCGGTCAGCCTGCTCCTTGATCGTCTTGAGGTCAAAGCCCTTGTGCTCCTTGTAGCCTTCGATGGGCTCCCAGTTGCGGTCCTCAAGCCACAGGCTCAGCTCACGCACCGACTCCTTGAGGCTTTCGGCCTCGAAAGAGTGCGCGCTGGCGACGGCCTGCGTCTCACGAATGGTTGTGGTAGCCTCTGTGAGACGTGTCTTTGTCTCTTCATAGTCTGGGGTAAACAGTCTCTGGAGTAGGTTTGCCATAAGTCTTCCTAGTAGAGGCTGACCAGGTTGTCCATGTCAGCCATTACATCAATTTCGAGCATCTGCCCTGGTCGGTACACAGACAGCGGATCGCTGACGATGTTGTTGATCGGAGCAGTCGCCATCACCACGGCGTCTACGTAGTCAGGAGACTTGTCACCGCGACGGCGAATGTCTTCCTTGGACTCGATCTGCATGATGCCGTTAGGGTAGGCATACTTGACCGTTGTAAGTTCTTTGAGTAGCAGCTTCGCGTTAGCGGAGCGTCTGACCTGCTCATCTGTGCGCTCCTCGTCCCCGTCGTAGTAACCGGGATCTGGAAGATCAACCAGCGCATTTCGCATCTGGTGCTTAAGTGTGTCATACCAATACGCACGAGAGTTGCGGTGCAGCGTCGGGTCTGGTGCCCGAGAACCTGCTGTCATCTCTACTACAGTATATCGGTTATCGATAGAGCGCGCCAGTCCGATCAAACGGTCGACTACACCACCACCCACACCGATGCCGTCGACTCGAACCTGATCGGCTCCGTTATCAATGGCTAGCTTGTGTACAGTAGCTGCGACTTCCATCACGTCCATTGTGTTGTAGGCTCCGATGACCTCGACATGTCCGCCTGTGTTCATGGCGACGACTGTCTTGTCTCCACCGTAGCGGGCAACGTCGACACCCAGCACACGAAAGGCAGTCTCAGCAGGCTCGATCACATTGTTGCGAGCCGTCTCGATGTCGCTGCCGGAGAAGAGGCTGTCAATCGAGGTCTTAGGGAACTGCGCCAGCACCTTGGACAGGAACCGAGGGGAATCCTCGCCCCAGTCTCGGCGGCGCGATTCAATCCACTCAGGGTCTGGCATGTGGTCCAGGATCGCCAGCGCCTTCAGGCGGTGAGGATCGCGGTAGTCTGTTGAGTCCTGCTCGTTAGTGGCCTTGACCAGCTCGGGGTCTTTGTCCATCTGAAGGGCAAGGTCCATGATCTGTTTGCCCTCTTCAGTGAAGTTGGGCGTGTCATAGGCCGAAACCGTGATAAGGTTCCACTCGTTGGCAGCCTCAGAGAAAATGCGACCGAACTCAGTGTTAGGGTCGTCGGGGTTTCCCACCGCAAGAATGCGGTCAATGCGAGCCGTGGTAATAGCCTCGGCACCAGTGAAGATAGACTCAGCGACACCGCAAGCCTCGTCAAGAATAGCGAGAACGCCGTCAGGTCTGTGGGTACCGTGGAAGCCGTGAATGTTGCTGTCGGCAGGCTTCTTACCTTCGCCCACCAGGTACTCCTTGGAGCGCCCGTTGATCGTGCGGTTGACCAACCACTTGTCACCCAGTGTTACGCGCCCACGTAGGTTCGCCTTGAGCTGAGCCTTACGAATTTCCTCCCAAAGCAGAGAATGAACCTGCTGATAGGTAGGAGCAGTAGACTGTACCATGCTGTCGTCGTGGGTGGATACCCACCAAGCGGCAGCAACAGCGCAGATAAAGGTCTTGCCGATGGAGTGAGAACTCTTGACCGCTGTGCGCTTGTTCTGCGCGAGCGACATCAGAATCTCTTTCTGCTTGCTCCACAGCATAACGTTGAGCTTATCCTCGGCCCATGCCACAGGATCTAGCCGGTAGCGCTCAGCCTTAGCCTCGTCCTGCAACCGCACAGCGGCGGCGCGTAGGGAAGTTTCAAAGCCGCGACTCATAGATATTCCTCATGCATGTACTGCATCACTTCCTTGAGTACAGCTCGTGGAGTGGGAATATCCTCAAGGTACTCGAACGCGTCGAACCAGTCGGCGTCTTCGGGATCGTGAGATACGTCAGCGACGATTTCCAGTAGTCCCTCAGCCATGTCAGAGAGTCGATAAGTCATTAGTCCTCCTCGATCACTTCGGCGTAGATTACTTCTTCGACTGCTTCGGTAGCGCTCTCAGCAGTCCACTCGGGCCACGCACTCAGCGCAGCCTTAGCCTCGGGGGTCAGCGGCAAAGCAGCCACTCGACCATACAGGGTGTTGTTGGACTTCTTCAGCACCTCGAAAATCTTAGAGGCTTGCGCATCCGTGATGATATTGATTTCGTGTGTGATAGTTTTTTCGTTGAGGTCGTGAAGCTCCTGCAACTGCTGCACAGCCTTAATGACTGCCTCGCCATGCTTGAAGCTGCCTTCCTCCAGGCCATCCCACAGCTTGTCAATGATCTTCTCTAGCCGAAGCTGGAGCAGCGCGCGGTACTCATTCTGGTCTTTAATCTGTGTCGATGCATAGACGTCCCGCAGGATCGAGATAACCTCGTCTGCTGGGATGCCATGCTTCTGACTGATTTCCAGGTATGACTTGCCGCGAATCTTGTCGTCGACAAGGAGCTGTGCGAGGGCGTCATTTTCAGTGGATAGCATAAATCACATCATACATGATATGTCAGTGCTATGCAAACAGGTACGACAAAAGCCCCGCTCAGGAGGCATGAGCGGGGCTTTCGGACTACAACCTGGCTAGGCCGGGGAGTCTAGTAGAGAGGAGGTGTCTCTACGTCTAGTATATCAGACTGGCAGGGTCTGAATCAAATCGTGGCGGAACCCCGACCAGTGCTGTTCGCCAGCGACAACAACGGGAGCTGACTGGTAGCCTAGTGCTTTGACTTTAGCGTAAGCTTCGTCGTCCGTCGTGACATCGACTACCTCGTAGTCAACGCCTCGGTTGTCGAGAGCGCGGTAGGTGGCTGTGCACTGGACACAGGAGGGCATGGAATATACAGTTACATTTGACATAGGGGACCAAGTTTACGCCTGGTCCCCTATGTCTGTCAACCTCATGCTTATGTGTTTGTCTTTACAAACGCAAGCATAGCATCCTTATCCCACAGCCCCGTGGTGTCCCAGTTATGTGCTCCACCAGTTGCTTTGATGACTTTGGCTGTGGAGCCAATCCTAGACGCCAGTGTGTCAGTGAATGCGGGTGGGCAGGTAGTGTCAGAATCACCAGCAAATCCGAGCCAGGGCAGGCCACTGAACTTTGTGGCTGTATTCACATAAGGATTGTATGTTGCACCGTAAGTAGCATCGCTGTAAGCACCGCTATAAGCAATGTTGATCTGTGCAGTGTAGGCTGAGTTGCCGTAAATGTTAGCCAGATTAGCTACGCCCATGCTAGATACCACATAGGCAACTTTGCTTCTATTTTGTGCAGCCCAGTTCATTGCAGTCAAGTGGCCCATTGATTGGCCTACTATACCTACCTTAGCGCTACTTGCTCCCATAGTGGTTGTCAGGTAGGTAAAGGCAGCGTCCATACGAGACATGGCTGTTACGTTTCCCCAGGTGTTCCCCCCGAAATCTAGAGACAGCACAGCATACCCTGACTCAACTAGGGCGTCAATAAACTTGTACCAGTTCAGGTTGCTTCCCGAGTTAGTGCGGCACTCTAGGGCCGTACCACCGGCACCATGAGCTACCAGCACACCGGGCATGGTGCCGTCCCTACGCCAGCTCTTAGGGTATAGCTCTAGCTGTCCTTCAGAGGCGATACCTGCTGCCAGGTATACCGAGCTGCTCACACCGTCACAGCCTGTAGCGTAGCAGGGAACGTAGACGATCCGAAGATAGTATACGTTGCGGGGCGCTGCAATGCAATGACCTTGTAGGACTTGGTAATTCCAGGCGTTAGGCCGCTAACGCGCCGTTCCGCAAATAGCTCGGTGAATGCCATTGTATTCTGCTGCTGATCGCCGTGCGCCTCAAGCACATCTGTGCCCGTGCCCACATCTACGATACGCAGCAGAGCGTCCCGGTCGGCGCTCACAAACTGGGTTAGGGCCAACAGCTTCAGCATAAATGGGCGCTCAGGTACTACGATAGAAATTACCAGCCCAGTCACGTCTTGAGGAGAGTTGACAGTCGCGTTAGACGTAGTGAAATTCGAGGTAATTTCTGCGTAGCCCAACTCGTTACCGCCAGAGCCGACGACCTGCCAGGAGCTGCCGTTGCTACGGTAAGTCTCTAGCGTGTTAGATGAGTAATACACGGTACCAGCGGAAACAGAGCTGGCAGCGGGGCGAGTAGCATAAGTGCCGTAAAGGTTCTGAGGAGCACGAGTGGCAATAGAGGTAGCCGTCGCGGTCGAGACAGGCTTGTTAGCGTCACTTGTGTTGTCTACGTTAGCTAGTCCAACATCACTCTTACTAAGTGTAACTGCTCCAGTGCGGGCCGCAACACTAGTGACAGGGGCACTCTGAAGTGCAGTATCTGCTTTGCTCAACGAAGTTTGTACAGCGGAGGCCAGGTCTGCCTTGGGCACACCACCCGAGGGTAGAGTGTACTTAGCGGCTAGGTCCGAGGCAGATGCGGAGTTGTCCGCTTTTGTCAACGATGCCTGTACAGTATTTACGAGGTCGGCCTTAGGAATGCCATCAGAAGGCTTGGCATACTTACCAACCGCGTCAATACGCTGCCAAGCTGCCCAACTGCCGCCCTCCATAACACGCTGGAATACCTGATTTCCGACACCACCAGCGTAACCAACTGCCCGCTGCATTACCCAATCATTTGAGCCATGCTGCAAAACCTCAAAGTAGAACCAACTACCTGTAACCGGCAGGTTTGCGGAGTTAGGGTCAACCCGGTAGAATCCAGTAGTTTGCAGAGTATTTGCATCCCCGGCAGCAACCAACGTAACTGGGGAATTGAATCGCACCCCAATGGCGTTTGCACTACTTTGCGCAGCCGCCGCTGCGTCCCGTGCTGTTTGGTCTGTGTTATTAGTGTTCTGTGTTAGAACACCGCCTGTGAGCAAAGTCAGTGTCATAGAGGCGTTGGCGAAGCCCGCAGGCGTAGCGTTATCTACATAGACATACAAACGCACACGATCATTTACATTGAAATATGCGTTACGTGCATAAACTACAGTGTTACGCAGTCCTGTGGGTGTGCCCCAAACAAATGTCGGAAAATCACCGTTCTGAGTTCCGACGCCAACGCCAACGTTATTACCGCCCTGACCATCTGTAAGCCGCACCATCGCGTTTACATCGTAGTAACCGGCAACCTTGACAACGTACTCTTTCGAGCTAGCGTCAAAACCATTTTCAGTGTCATAGTCAACAGTGTCCAAAGGCACTGTCGTCATAGAGTTGTTTACCGCAAAAATGACGTTGTTACCCACACCGGTACCCACGTGTGCCGCGAAGGCGCGCACAGCGGGGGCCGTCCCTCCACCGCCACCAGAATTAGCGTCGACATACGCTTTTGTTGCCAAATCTGTAGCATCGGTAGGGTTAGCCGCACGCAGGGTACCCGCAGCGGTTCTCTGGGCAATCGTGTTAGCCACAGCTCCCGCCGCATAGCCGATACCAGCGACAGTTGTTGCGTTCGACTTATAGAACAGCGAGCCAGTGCCAGCAGCACTCATCGAAACCTTGGCGTCAAGAGCTGCCTGAGTGGCAGTTGAGACAGGCTTGTTTACATCGCTGGTGTTGTCCACATTAGACAGCCCAACAGCATCCTTGGTGAGCTGCGCTGACTGCACAGCGGTGTCTGCCTTGGCTAGGCTAGCCTGTACGGCTGCGGCAAGATCGGCAAAAGGAATGCCTGATACTGGCTTCTTATACGCACCGTTGAGAGCATCGATTGCTGTAGATAGCGATGTAAGATTTGTACGCATGCTAGCGCCCCAGTTGGTGTCTCCATCTGGGATGGTAATGATGTCTACCATAGTAATTTCCTAACGTCCAAACGGCGCAGTGCCGAAAGCCACAAGCCCAAAGCCCCGTGTCTCGGGGTAGGGAAAAATTTGAATCATCCTAAACATCTCAGCAAATTCAAGGTCGTTAATCCACTGGTACAGCTTCGTGTACGGGTGCTGATACAGGATATAAGTAAAGCCCTCCCGCTCTGGCGGAAAGGCTAGCATGAAATCTAGGTCATCGCTAATCAATGAAAGTCCTCTCAAAGTCTTGGCTTCCAGTATAGCAGAAAAGGGAGGAGAGTCTATATGACTCCCCTCCCCACCTACCTACCTACCTACACGATTACAACAGATGCCAGTTCTTGTAACGCCGAACCGTCGTACATTCGGAACGTACCTGCCTGCATAGCTGAACCATCGTACATTGTACCTGCGAGCGGCGACGTAGTGCTCCATGAATCCGGGTACTGCTGAACCGTCGCACCATCATTGATAATGAGGCTGTCAAAGTTGACACTCTGGCCTACAACAGGGTCGCCGTTGACAAATCCTAGGTCGACCGCATTAAAGTTGGTGCTACCAAACCCAAACATCATGCCCGCTGCGTTGATAGTTGCCACAAGCACGCGGGTGGCAGCGTCATAGAATCGGATCATAGCCCCGCCCATAATCGATAGCACTACGGTAACCCAGTATTGCTTACCAATGGTAAGCGGGTTATCGCTCAGAATTTCCGGCGTCGTGGTGCCGGTACCCCGCACACCCACTGTACCATCCGCTTTCCAAATGACACGAAGAGCTGTGCCGGACCCGGTGCTTCGGATGGCCTGCATTACACTAAAGGTCTTTGGGGGCAGTGCATCGAGACGCACGGCTAGACCTGTAGAAATGGCTGCGTTCTCTGCGTTTGCTGGGAAGCGCATGATGGTCGTAGCCGCTGCTGTGGTGACACACCGCAGCCCAGTGGAACCCTCATAGCGAGCCTGTGTAGAGTTAAACGTCCAGGCACCAGACGCCTGCTGAGAGGCACCGATGGCAGCGGATGATGCTGTGGTACCATCGGTGCCCTCAAAAGCAAACAGTTTACGAGTCATTAATTACTCCGAGTAAAAACAAGCGACTCATCAGGCTGCTCACCGCTGCGTACAGCGCCACCAGCAGGAAGAATAGCGATAGGGGTGTTCTCAACGGGGATGCCAAGCCGGACTCTCATAACCTCAGCCATATATGCGTGCCCTTTGTCATTCTGGTGAATGTTGTCGGTATCGATAATGTCTAGCGGATCAGTCCCGTAAGGCGTGCTCGGTGGTACGCCAAGCATAACATAGGCATCTGAAATGTCTAGGAAGAATACAGTGCCATTGTTCTGGGGGTCTGCGGCAATCTCTCGCATGATGCGCGAATACTCACTAGGCGCGTAGGTGTAAGTGCCGTCCCACGGGGCGTAAGACTGGACCAGAATGTCAACTGATGGGCCTGGCTGGCCTGCCTTGAACTTTGTGATCCAGCTCTGTAGGTTAGCCTTAGAGGTAGCAGGTGCCACCCCGTTGCGTAGGTCATTAGTTGTTGCCAGGTGGAACCGCACATTAGCGCCGACTGTGTTCTGCTTTGATACCGCATCGTCTGTCAGATAGTTCGCCGTGCCAGTGCCACCAATGCCATTCTCAATGCCGTGGACACCAGGAGCGGTGATTCTCGTAGCTGCGAGTGCTGCTAGCGTAGTTGTGGTGCTCTCATCGGCAGTTACCTGGTTGGGATAAGCACGCTGGATGCTACTGGTCAGCAAGTGTGTGACACGGCGAGCTGCGGTTGTAGCGTTGCTTCCCTGGAATGTAGACGATCCATTATAGGCAATGACAACCGGTACCGTGCGACGCAGCACTAGAAGAGCACGCATGAGAGCTGGCATCGGATCAAATACTGCCGTTGCATCGCCCTTTGCACCCGTATCACCCTTGACACCCTGAATTCCCTGAATTCCCTGTGCTCCGGTGTCACCCTTCACACCCTGGATGCCCTGCGTACCCGTGTCGCCCTTTACACCCTGAGCGCCTGTGTCTCCCTTCGGGCCAGCAACAGTAGAAGCAGCGCCAGTAGCGCCAGTGTCACCCTTGATTCCCTGAGCACCGGTATCGCCCTTAATGCCCTGTAGGCCACGCTCTCCAGTGTCACCCTTAGCGCCAGCAGCCCCAGGTTCGCCTTGAGGTCCAGGAACCGTGCTTGCGGCTCCGGTGTCCCCTTTAGGACCCTGCGGTCCGGCTACTGTCGATGCCGCACCAGGCACGCCCTGGTCACCCTGGATACCCTTTTCTCCACGAGGACCGACAGCACCGTCTGCACCGGTTAGCCCTCGCTGCCCTTCTGGGCCTGTTAGACCAATGGGGCCTTGTGCTCCCGTTGCACCTGTATCTCCCTTGTCGCCCTTGGGACCAACCACCCCAGCGCCATTTCCATCGCCAATTGACTGCGCAGCCTCTTGTGCGAGCACAGCCCATGTCTGGGCTTCGATTGCGGCAGAGAGAGCAATGTTCTGTGCATTGACAACAACAGACTCATCTCTAACAACCACAGAGCCGTTAGCTGCGGGCACCGGAGAGATAGTCGTAAGGTCACGAATGGACCCGGCAGGCACTGTGATGTTAAATGCTGGATACGACATTGGAGCCGCAGTACCGTAACGCAGGTTGTTAAAACTTACCTTGTAGGTGAAGTCAGTTGGGTTGACGGCCTCTGAGTCTGTTGCCAGTAGAAATACCCCACGCACACCATTGATAGAGATGTAGCCTTGTGCATCAAGCGTAGTTACAATGGGGGTCGGCAGCACAGTGGCGGGGTCGGGTAGAGCGTCACCAACCAGCATCGCCTTAACCGATGGGGTAAATGTAACGGTACCCGAGAGAGGAATCTCATCAGGGTACAGGTTGTCGTCTGCGGGGCTATCAGCCACCGCAGCTAGAAATCGACCAACGACTTTACCGTAGGTCAGTGTGGGAATAGTCTCAACCACGTAGGCTTCCTCTCAATGGGGTCAGCCTCTAGTATATCAGATGTAATAATTGGTAGGGTATGGTGAAATCGAATCACCTTCACTGCCTTATCAGAGCAGGGTAATAACCAGTATACGAATACCCAGTGCCCCATGTAGGATTCGAACCTACCCGCTTGAGCTTAGAACACTCTGCGGCCTCCAGGTGGGGCGGACGTGCGTGTCGGAGTCGAACCGACGAGCTTAGGCTTTGCAGGCCCAGACCTTACCGTTCAGCCAACGCACAATGTTTAATTGTCCCTCGCCTGAGATTCGAACTCAGATTCCATGGAGTAAAAGTCCAGAGTGGTACCGTTACACTAACGAGGGATAGCACACGGGGCAGGAATCGAACCTGCAATGACTGCCGGTTCAAAGCCGGAGCTGCTACCGCCAGTGGACACCCGCGTAAAGACTTACACGATGCTGTCGAGTAGCGCTACAAACTCGTGTGCGTCGTACTTGTTGCTCAGCTCCCAAAGGCTGGTAGCTTCTTCACGAGCCTGCTCTGGTGTCAGAGGGCCTGTGAGGTCGCCCTCAGTGTGAGACTCCCAGGGTGTAGGGCAAGAGCAACCAGAATCGGTTGTCAGATAGTAGCCCTGGTCGTTCTTGAGCACAGCAAGGAGGTCGAACTCGTATGAGTAACCGCTCTTCTCTACCTCACCCACAAACTCAAAGCCGTATTTCTCAGGTGTCGCTACAGGGTTGTCGTAGTATCCCATTATGTTGCCTCCTTCATATTGGTTGATGGTTTCCCGCCAAGGTTACGATCCTCGTACTCCTGGTTCAGAGCCAGGTATGTTGCCAATTACACCAGTGGGAAGTGCGCATGAGAGGAGTCGAACCTCCATGTGTCCAGTTAGCTTTCTCCTGCTTCGTAGGCAGGCGGCATACATGCGCGTATGTTATTGCGTAGTCCCCTACAGGATCGAACTGTACGGAGCTTCCGTGTAAAGGATGCTTGCTCCCAGAGCGAGGACCGGGGCCAGTGACAGGAATCGAACCCGCAGCCGTCCGCTTACAAGGCGGTTGCTCTACCGTTGGAGCTACACTGGCATATTTAGTTGTTGCGAGCGACACCGGAGAATCGAACTCCGTTACCCTGGGTGGAAGCCAGGTACCTTAGCCATGTTGGTTCGTATCGCGTAAGTCACGAGGGTACTGATCCCTCTTCCCCTGGGTAAGAGCCAGGTGCATCACCTTAATGCTTGTGACTAGCGGATAACGGAGAGCACGATTCCCAGCCCCGGAGGACCGTACGGCTTAGCAAGCCGCCCTGCTAACCCTAGCAGTTCATTATCCATATTAACTTGTTCGAGCTAATTCACTGTAAAAGTGAATTACTGCGGCTACCGGAGGGATCGAACCCCTGCCCTTGCGGACCGTGCGGTTTTCAAGACCGTCCCCACGCCACGTGGGTTCAATAGCCAAAGAGAAACGCCCCCTTGGTTGTTTGAACCGAGGAGGCGTAGTTAGTACTGTGAGACTAAACTAGCGCCGCCAACGGGACGAGCGACCCTGCTGGGTCCCCGTCTGCTTGACTGTGCTAATCGTGCTCATGTGTCCAGTGTACCTTACTCGGTTGTTGTCTGTCAAATTGCGTAGCCCCCGTGGGATTCGAACCCACAGCATCTCTGGTTCTAAGCCAAAGTGGTCTGCCAGTTGCCTAGAGAGCCATATTGCGTTTTGTTCTCCATACGGAGCCAGGTCGCAACCCCTGCCGTGCCTACTCGTGGTACCGCCCCACGTTCCCCGGGGTTTCAAGCCGGGACTTTACTTTTAAGCTAAGAAGGCAAACGCACAGAGGCTTGAGTAGAGGCTAAAGGCGCTACCACATTTGAGCTTGTGCTTAGTCCATCCTAAGGACAGTGCGCCGGGAAGGGATCGAACCTCCCATGTCGAAACAACGAGTTTACAGCCCGCTTGTACCACCAGGTACTTCCGACGCATAGCCAACCCTAGACCTAGCTCGTTTGACTAGGGGTGGCATCGATTACGCTACTAGAGCGTAATCACTAGCGAGTGGGTTCGCTACTCCTGTGTGCGTCATGGTCGTAGCCGACGCGCGCTCTTCTGTTGCGTAGCTCTACAGAGACTCGAACTCTGTCTCGCGGCCTGAAAAACCGCTGTCCTACCTATAGACGATAGAGCCATAGCCTTGCCTAAACAAGGCTCCCACCTCACGGTGGATGTTCTTTAGACGGAACGTACTCGATAGGGGTTTCGATCCCCTGCGCACAGACTGAGAATCTGCGATGCTACCATTACATCAATCGAGCATAAGAGCTTTACAACCCGAAGGCCGTCATCACTCTAGCGCGTGTAAGGGGAATTGAACCCCTGTATCCGGCTCGACAGGCCAGCGTAATTTCCACTATACGATACACACTTGGGGTGGTGTACGGGTATCGATCCCGCGCTAACAGCTTCACAAGCTGTGGTGCTGCCATTACACTAACACTACCGTCAATCCGGGAGGAATCGAACCTCCGCCCTGAGCTTCCAAAGCAAATGACCTACCATTGGCCCACGGACTGATGAATGGTTATACGATACCATCAAACGACCAGCTCTACTAATGTGTGTCTGGCGTGGTTGCTCAGGAGGGAGTCGAACCCTCAAATGCAGGCGTTATGAGCGCCCCGGCTTACCGTTGGCCTACCGAGCATCAGCGAGGTCCGCTCACGCTCTAGAAAAACGGACCCGCAGTGGAAAAGGTCGGATTCGAACCGACAGCCCTCTGCTTGCAAAGCAGTTGCTCTACCAATTGGAGCTACATTCCCGTATCCCTGGTTTGACCGCCAGGGCGGTGGAAGGTGGGCCACTACCCACAACCGAGAGGGGATCATTCAGCATGATAAGCTCTCAGAACCACAACGTTACCCGCTAAGGATAGATCGTTCAAGACCGCTAAGTCTATCGCCTCCACCACACTTTAGCCAGTTGGCCCTAGGTGCAGCCTTGCATTGATCTACCGCCATGTGCGATTCTCGCCCCCTATCCCTAGGGGCTTCATTCCGCCACTTCCTCTGTCTGGCCGCTAAGCCCGACATTGCGCATCCCCGACGTACTGCCCGCCGTTCAGAGGGTTTGGAAGCCTCTACATCACTTTAATGCTTGGGACGCATGTTGCAACCCACATTACCTTCGTACCAGCCGTACACACTTTGTAGGTGTGAAATACTCTAGCATATGTGGATCACTTAGTGCAAGCTATTGAGCTGCACTCGCTCCAAGGGCTGGATTCGAACCAACAACCGACACCTTAACAGGGTGCTGCTCTACCGTTGAGCTACCAAGGAATACGAGGGGCTTTCACCCTCTGCCATCTATCTTAGTAGATGTCCTGCCCGTTTGTCAAGTCCTTCTTCGAAGTTCTCTTGCTCGGTCCAAATACCACTGAGCTTTGGAGATGTCTTCGAGAGCGTTGTTCTTGTGCTCTGCCCTTGCAATGTACTTTACAGCATTGCCTAGGTGAAAGTCAAGATTCCAGTCCTCTATCACGTCAATGACCTCGATCTGGCCCACGTTGTAGTGCTTGGGGTGGTCTACGTTGCTTGACTCTTCTTCTTCTTCTACATTCTGCCCCTCGGGCTGGAAACCTGCCTGCACTCGGTTACCCACTCTACCGCCTACTTAGGGCATGGCCGATAAGCACAGCGGCGAATCCAACGATGAGGAAGACAATCGCCAGAGCAAACGGAATCCAGAAAGGTGCCAAAACCCACACCCAGCTCCATGCAATAACGTTGGCTAGCTTAAGACCAATAAACAACAGCCCCAAAAGGCCGATGATGCTCACACCGCCTCCACTAGCTACGGTCGTTGTGCTGTTCGCCATATATGGCCTCCGTTCCCCACTCCATGAGCGTCTTATTCCCAAGCTGATAGTGCTTGAACGCCTTGACCAACACTACTACACCCACCACAAAAAGCGCAATACCAATCAAGGTAAGGCCCCAAAGTCCAATGACCAGTGTCCACATAGCACCAAACGCACCGACAATCACTGCTGAGTTACCCCACCAAAGAGCGCTTAGCTCACTCTTCATCTTCAAAATAAGCCTCCACCTCCTCTAGCTGTCGCACAGTAAGCCCATCGTACACCGAGTCGATAATCTCGGAGAGAATGATGTAGCTCTCAACCTTATCAAAGCCTTCGATAACAAGCTCCACCTCAGCATCTTCTGTTTCTGTGCCGTTCTTCTCCAGCGTAATAGTGATACTGGGTGCCCGGCCCTTAAATTCCTTGGTCAGGTCTTCAATTTCTAGCTTCAATGACGCCTCCTTGCTGCTTACTTGATGTATTTGTTGACGACCTCAGCGAGCTGTGCCATCAAATCAATGGCCTCATCTGTTGTTAGGCCAACCACAGCAGTGTCATTCCAGTCAAGAATCTCAACATACACTACGTCGTCACCTGTAGTAGGGATGCCCTCGTAGTTATCTCCCACGGTCACAACACTACCATCCTTGGCGTGAATCTCGCTCACTTGTCAAACTCTCCCTTGTAGACCCGAATTTCCACTGTGAACGTCTCATCAGCAATGTCGGAGTCATTATCGTGCTTGTAGACAAAAATCATCTCGTCACCGTCGAAAATAGCGGTTCGGTTCTCCCAATAATTGCCATACGGGGTAACATCACCATCTGTTGCCAAAAGCAGAGCTACTTCGAGGTCCGTGGCGTGTGCGTGGTCCAGTGCGGCCATTTGGGTCTTTTCATCGAGCTGTGACATGATTTTGCCTCCTAATGTCTATGAGGGGCCGTTTTTACGTGCAAACGGCCCCATTTTGGTGCTTTTGGGTGGTTTTAGTCTTCTTCGAGCAGCTTTTGGGTCGAAACAAGGCCCTGAAGCAGCACCTGGGCCAATTCTTCGGTCGAATTGGCGTTAGTTTCGACGTCAATGTACTGCTCGCCGTACTCATCCTCCCGAACGCTCAAGAAAGCGAACGGATACTGCGGATCGAAGCTAAATTCGGCGTTCTGAAGCTCACTCACAGCACACCCGCTTCTTTAGCCTGCTCTTCGATAAGATCCAGGTAGCGATCTACACTGTTCAATGACTCACACACGTTGATGGTGTAGCCACTATCGAGAACTTCGTAGTAGTCGAAGTGGTAGTCGCCTACGCTGTTTTTGTACTGACTGTATGCCTCAACCTCCTCGCTAACCCTTTCAGCATCAAGTCCAGCATCGGCAAGGGCCTGGATGCGCTCCTCAGTGGCGGTCAGAGCCGGTACATTGACAACAGCAGCCTCGTCTCGCACGTTCAGTGCTCGGGCAATGCTCTTCAGCTCCTGTTCACTCGACAAGTTGATGACCTCGTAAGCAACGTCATCGCCCTCGTCAACCTTTGCCAGCGACCAATCGAACCCATTACTCACAACAATAAACTTACTCACAGTCCGTTGACCTCCTTGATCGTCAGTTCTTTCTCCCACAGCTCCAGCACCTTGGTGTACGTCAGCCCTGTTTCGTCCTGGTCCAGCAGGTCTTCCAGCACCACAACTGCACCCAGTAGGCCCCTCAGCGCATCATTGTGCACTCGGGACTTTCCCTCATAGTGCTCATCCAGAATAGCGTTGGTTCGATCCAGCAGCTCCTGTGCTTTGTCTTTCGTCTTACCCATGTTATCCTCCTCCATGTCGTTGTGGCACCAGCCTATACGGGTGCCCCACTTTTGTCAAGTCTGCGCTTTTCTGCACGGTAGGGCAGTGACCGTTTCATGTTTTCTAGCTGAGTTACTGCTTCTAGATGACCCGGATTAACACAGCTCACGTTACGGCATAGGTGGTCAACCTGCAAACCATCAGGTATTTCACCCCGCCAATATTTGTAAGCATACCTATGCGCTTGTACTGGAGTGGCTGTGGCAAGCTGAAAAATGCCGTATCCACGACTATTTGCGCCTTGCCACACCCAGCAACCATTATGGTCTACCTTTGTCCGAGACAGAAACCTATCTACAGGGTGCACTAGGTCATCTAGATTAGTCATGCTGTTGTCAAACCCAGGCGTGCCAAGCAAGCTGAAGAACATGCAACGGCACATCTACCACTGCATCATCTTTAGTAAAGCGCACACACTCGACTCCATCAGGGTAGTGCCCAAAAATATACTCGGCAGTAACGCCGTCATCTTCAATCTTCACAGGCCCACCGTCGCAGCCACCCACACAGCCCAGGTTCCCCAGGTTGCAAGGATCACCCCGCCCGTCCACAGCCATGCAATGGCAGGCAGGTAAATTGACTCCCAGAACTTCCGCTGCGTAAGAGCCTTGAACGCCCCAACCCACATGATCCCAGCTAGCGTGTAGCCAGCCAACAGCAGGACCGAACTAAATAGTGCTAGTGCAATCATTTTCTTCCATTCTTCTAAGGGGCTACTCGCCCGTTGTCGTTAAAGGTAGCGTACACCACGGGGAACGCCCGCGCAAACGCATCCTCGATCTTTTTGGCTACCATCTCGATTTCCGCCTGAGGGCGGCTTGCCCCAGTGTCGGAGGTGCGCAGATTGATGAAGTTCATCAGGCTACGCAGGTTCATGGTCACGTAGAACTCGGTCATCAGGCCCACGGGAAGCACAGCTCGTGCGACCTCAGTGGCGATTCCCTGGTCGGTCATGCTCTCGTAGTGTGCCCACGACGTACGATACACATCTTCCAGCGCTCGACGCACAAGCTTATCCTGGCCCAGTGAGCCAGGTACCATCTTAGGAACTGCGCCGTTGCCCTCATTGACAACCCCGCGTCCCTCAGGGTACATGAAGAACCGAGGTGCCAGCTTCTTGTAGCGGCCACTGACCTCGTTGTAGCTCGCCATGCGGTGACGCATGAACTCGCGCGCCACGTAGATCGGTGCCTCCACGTAGAACTGCATGGCTCCCGCCTCGAACGGCGAGCCGTGTCGTGAGCGCATCAGATAATTGATGAAGCGGTATGGGTCTTTGGCTTCGTCCCCGTCGTTACGTCCGATGACAGACACCTGTGCTGCTCGGATCACCGAGTCGTCCCCGCCCATGTAGTCAATCAGTTCGACAGTCACATCATCGACAAAAGTAATTTCAGTCATTAGTCTCCTCTGCTAGGTGTGCGTTAAATTCGTTCCAGTCGTGGAACCACCGGCCACACGAACATGTGTAGCCCATAGCTACCCTCATACCCTTAGTCGGCTTGTGGATCATCGCTGCTCGGCGGTCAGGCCGCGCGACCGGCTACGCAAGTATTCGACGGCGGCGTCTTGCTCGTAGTACCTAGCTTCGATGGCGTCGGCTGCATCATCCAGCAGCGCCGCGTTGCTCTGGTCGGCTCGTGCCCGCTCAGCGGCGAGAGCGGCGAACTCATGACCCTTAGGTGCGTTCGCGCATCTCCAACTACGCACGCCAGAAAGAAGATCGCCATGCGCCGGGCAGTACACAAAACCCTCGAGGTCGGGTCGCGTCACGGGGGCGTCACTCATTGAGTGCCGCCTGCAACTCAGCAATAGCCACTCCCACTGCCGCCTCTGCGTCCACCAGCTTATTGCCCGCATCGACCCAGCGGTCAAGCATCTCCTCTTTGTAATCCTTCAAGGTGTTGACCGCCTGGATGGCTGCCGCATAATCCTTCGCTGCTGCCAGAGTCTTCTCGTCATTCATCGTTGGTTCCCTTCTCTACAATCTCCCATGCGGACACGACAAGACCCATGTCCCTCGCCTTGTCCCGCATCGTACGGGCAAGCTCTCTCGGGTCAACGTACAGGAACTCTGTGCTCAGTTCAAGTCTGATGTAGGTCATCGGTTGGATACCTTGTAGATGACTAGGGCAGCGTTGACCACTACAAGAGCGACCACAAAAATCACTACCCCAATAATCGGGTTAAGATAAATTGCGTAGCCCACCAAACCCACAATAATCAACATCAGCAGCCCGATAAACGCGAACAAAAGTGCGTCTCCGAAATCCATTTCTACTCGTCTCCCTCCAAGTCAAATTCTCCATCATCAAGTTTACGGATAAGTTCCGCTGCCGTACCGTAGCACGGACGGCCAATCTGGCGCAGGGCCCACACGCGCACAGCTTGCTTGTCAATAGTCTGAGCCACTGTCCATTGCCTTTCCCATCAGGAAAATCATTGTGGCAAATCCAAGAACTACCAGCGCGATTCCCAAGGGAACCGCCACCCACCAAGGGGTCACGGTACCCACGAGGATTATCAGCAGCGCTGCTGCTGCCAGGCTAGCCAGTGCCAGTACCAGCCAGAATGCAAACCCCAGGGCCTGCCTAAACGTGACACTCATTCGTGCTCCTCCTCCCCTACAATCAAGTCTTCTAGGTCCTCTGCTGCATCGAGGTAAGCGTGGGCCTTGGGACTGGGTGAGTACACCTTGTATCCTACCTCCCTATCGGGGAAGCTGCGCGCCCGCCGTCTCAGCAACCGCTGCGCCTGTCGAATGGCCTGGTCATGCTCGCTCATCACGCCTCCTTCTTCGCGCGCAGCAGTGCTGTCTGCACAAGGTGGTCCTGGTTCCGGTTGTGCTCTACAAAGTACCAAGCTCGGACCTTGCCGTAGACCTTCTTGAACCAACGACGACCCACTACAACCTCTCGGACCTCGTATACCCATAGCCCCCAGTCGTAGCGGTCGTCGCCCCACCCGGTGCCCATGTCGTAGCAGTAGCTCTCAATACGGTACCCCTCGGGTAGCCTCTTCATCGCAGATCCTCCACAGTGAACGTCTCGCCGTTGACGGTGATGTCGATGATCTTCGGTGCGCCACCAAAGTAGTAATTGTCTTCGTGGTCCCACATCAGCCGCCTAGCCAGAGCCTTGTTGTCCGTCTCGACGCTCTGCCAGTTGGGCTTGTACTCGCCCACGTACCTGACCCTAGCGTCAACCTTCTTCAGATTCTCATTCATTTGTGACTATCCTCCTTCATCAGTGGAGGGCACGTCATGTGGACGTACCCAATGGTTCCGTGTCCTCTGTCTACCTTGCTGTTGAGAGTGTAGCGCTCCACTGCGATCACTGGTGCACCATCGGTGAAGGCGCGGCTGCACCGCTTGCATTTACTCTTACTCTTCATTACGCATCCCTCATTTCGATAATCACCGGAACCTCTGGAATCCCAAGTTGGTACGCAGCGTAAAGCCTGTGGTGCCCGTCCCATACTCGCCCATCATAGCCCAAGTGGATCGGGGTGAGTACCCCATGCTCTTGGATGCTGAGGGCCAGCTCATCCATGTACTGCCCATGAACCTCCTCCAGGAAGTCAAACTCACTCTCCCAGCTCCACTCATCTCCTGGCTTGTAGGCAGCCATCAGATGCTCTAGCAGTAGCTCTGCTTGGATCATCGCTCCTCCTCCTTCTTTCGTTGTACTCAACCTACACGTCTGCCCTCTCCATGTCAAGTACCTAGAGCTGTAACCGAGCGAGTACAACACCATGATGTGCCCTAGAGGTTACATATGTATATAGAAGCTCTTAAGGGTGAAGCATGAAACGCCATCTGTCAAGCGGTAGGAATCGGCCCATGCGTGGGAAATCCGCAGCGAAATTTCCAAGGAAGAAAATCGCGTGGATAGACACGTTTGTATGATGCACCTTCCCCAGCCGTACCGATATATTACGGTTGGATTCTTTGGCCTACCCCCTAACATTTCACATTGAAATATCACACGTCACACACCACACATCTTCCTACCCAGACAGCGTACATATATGGTACGTGATATATCGGTGCCTGCTATGGCATTGCTTAGTATATCGGTGCCACCATACCCCATACGCGGTGCCCCCATATCAGGTACCCAAATGCCACACTGATATATCACACATCAACACCACACACCACACACTGCATACGCATGACACACATCATCGTCGTCGTCACACCCTGCCTAGCTAACAGCGCTGTACGCCTGTCTAAGGGCCTATCTGTGCCATGCCCACACTCACACCCATTGCCGTAGCTAAAAGTCCCCCTGTGCCCGTGTGCAGGCGCGCACGATGGGCAGTGGGATGGTGGCACTAACACACCCCTACAGCACACCTAGCACAGGTGGGGATACACACCCCTATGCCTACCCCTACCACAGTGCATATCTACCCTATATACATATACCACTACCCACGACACGCCCGGGATGCACACAACACACAAACTAATAACCTGCCTTTGACCAGGGGTTTTAGTGAATATAGCTACCAATGTGGCCTAGGGGGTTATGTGCATCGGTCCTAGGGCATAGTCTTTCTTTTGTAAGGCAAGCAGGGAAGCGAAAGCAACCGCTAGCCAGGTACTTGAATCTTGATAACTACACAGCGTAAGAACACAGGGTGCACATAGCACACCTGATATATGGTGCATATCGCACACCTAGCACCCCTGCTCATTGAGTAGCAGGGTAGTACAT